TTAAGCCCATGCGCGGACGCCTGGATCTGGAACAATGAAAGGCTCAAGCTGAGAAATATCAACATCGTCACCAGTTATACGCACGTTGACGTAATAACCTTTTTTCCCAATAAGTACAGGTGTCTCGCTTTCTGGATCGTCGAATACAAGGACAAAACCGATATCATCAATAAACACGGTTGACCAATTGGCATCCAGCAAGCCGCTATTAATCACAATGTCGTTGTATTGCTGTTTGTCAGTAAATTGCAAGCTAACGTCTTTCATGTTAACCACCTTAAACAATTTCGCTTAATTGCGCATCAGTTAATGCCTTATGCCATACTCGAAAATTTCTGATATGACCAAATAAATGACGTTGTCCTGTCGTTGTCTGACCACCGATACGAATAGTTGCGGAGCTTTGAATATAAGTCCAGGTTGTTTTTATTTCGCTGGATATACGTCCGTTACTTATTGCACATGTCAATTGATCTGCTTTTACACGCATCCCCATAACCATTTTTTCCAGCCCGGCATTTTCATTTATTCGTCGGTCTGAACCACTTATATTGCAATACGGAAAACCGTCGTACCCACCTGATGAACCAAACCCCATTTCGATCCCCGCTCCGGTTTGATGACCGCTGATATTAAAAACACGCGGTGCTGCATTTGGCGTTTTATACCAGTTCTTATGTACCTCACAAAGAACCGTAAAAGGAAGATTATAAAGGTTATTCTTGATTGGGACTGTCACCATATCGCTTGCCCGCGTTGCCGGTGCCGTCCCCGTAACAATAAAAGATGATGCGCCTGTACCAGCCTCAATCTGTGGAGTGGTTACATCGAGATAATCCCCTGATGTAACCATCTGCCCTGTATCCGGAGAATACTGGACAAAACCACCAACCGTATTTTCTGTTGTATCTGCTTTTAATGTAGCCTCAAAAAATATCCAGCCAGTTGCATCATCCTTAACAGACCTTGCTGTAACACGGCTTGTCTGACCTGTCTTGCTAATTATGCGGGTGGTAAGGTTCAGGTTTGCTGCTCCTATTGATGTCCTTACCTCCCCATCATAATGTTCAAATAAAATACGAACGGCGATATTATCAACTTCACTTTTTACCCGACAGGATATAGTTACATGCTTTTCGTCCCCTGAAGTATCAACCCCTCCGGCACTCGAATACAGTCCGATAATGGTATGCGCTTTACTTGTACCAACAATCGAATCCTGTACGACAAACCGGCCATAATTAAACCCGAAACTATCTGCGCCTGTTTCTGTAACGTCCAGTGAAGTTGACTTATTCCACTTCGAAGGGTCTGTACTGTTCTGGAAGAAGTTCGTTCTTTGTCCCTCAATAAGCAGGCCATCACACTCAAATCGCGGCTCATTAATTTCCGCCGTTTTCAGTTCGCCAGATTTGTTGATATATGTTGCCGTTGATGCGCGACTGAAATTAACCTGTTTATCACTGGCAACCTGAACCACATTATCGCCAATCTTCACTTTTTTATAACCCGGAGAATAGCCCGTAATCATATCCAGCGAATCATTAAAGGGCATCCACACATCCGGCAGCGGCTGTAAAACATACGCGTAAGGCTGCGCCGTCTGATTGGCGTATTCGTGGGCTTCGTCTCTGTATGTCTTAGCTGAATCGGCTGCGCTTGTCGCTGTTGTTGCAGCGTTGGTTGCAGTGGTAGCTGATTGTGATGCTAATTTTGAGGCTGAAATCACATCTTTGTTGTCGCTAAAAAATTCAACTGCGTCCGCTATTTCTGATTCTTTGCCCTGATAGTAACGCAGTGTTTCGGCGACATCCTGAGCAAGACCATCCACAGAGATCGAATCTGAAAGCAGGATGCTAAATTTAGTTCCAGCCGGAATAGCCGGACTTGCCGCAGGAGTTACCGACAAACTTGTTGCGCTTTTTACCTTTGTGATTGAAAAAATCTGCACCGGATCGCTAATGGCAATAAGAGTGCAACCCACTCTGATCAGAGATAATGCGGCGTTGAATTCAGTCCCTGCCCCGGTAACTGTGTTTCCGCTAACAGCTATAGTGCCTGTTGTGTAAATCATCGCAATAACTCCGTTTTGTTAATTAACTAAACAATTCTACCATTTTGTAATCTGTGTTACACTTTGGGCTTATACATAATGTATTTTTTGATCTATATCAACATACGAAATGATAGCTTCTGCGGTGATTTGCTCATCGGATGGGTGGATCATCACGAACAACAAATGACAGTAAAACAAACAGTAAGGTGAATACAATGAAAAAACTAATTGTTGCTTGCATCTTATCAGCTCTGTCTTTTGGTGCTTTTGCTTCTGTAAATTCGACAGATAAGAGTGATGCTGGCACTGCTCAATATGGTGATACTGGCCTTGATAACCAACGTTCGAGTTATTTCAATACTGACTCATGGAAAGAAAAACAACTACAAGGTAAAATTATTGACAGTGAATGTAATTTACCTATCCATTTTTCTGGTGTAAATGATGGGTGTAAAAAATAAAAACAATGCATAAAAAAACGGGGCTTATGCCCCGTTTTTTTATGCTGTCGTTGATGTTCTAAATGATCCGGTGCCTCTTGCTACTATCATTGTTGGAGAATACAACGCGGTACAATATGCGTATCCTTCAGATGATGATGTTTGAGGACAATATATTTTCCCGATAATATCTGATGCTTTTAAACCAGAAAAAGCGCATTGCACTGTTAATGTGCATCCACCATAAGGCACGTAATATGAAATTGTTTTGTTTTTATCTCCGCAACTAAACGTTACGTTATAAGTGGATCTATATTCACCAGACATTAATGAAATAGTCGCCATAAGCATAACTGATTTCGTCAATGCATTATCCGTGCTGTCTTTATATGTGATGGTTGCGCTATAACTTCCGTTATGCCCAAGCACTCGATCTGGACCAACCCCCATGTTAGCAACGTCACCGACAAATGACTTTGCCTCTACTGTACCTTTAAACTTCCCGCTTGTGGCCTGAATCTCACCAGTGAATTTACCAGATGTTGCGTACACCGTACCGCGTACAGTGACGTTGTTGAACTCCGCATTGCCGTTTTTATTTAGCATCCAGCCAGCCGAACCAGCTTTATAGTTGGTTGACTGAATTTGCTGCGCAATCTTCGCGGTAGTGATTGATGCGTCTCTGATCCACGCATCACGGATGTAGCAAGCACCGTTAGTAACATAGAACGGGGTCTGATAGGAGCCACCTGCCGCAGTCATAAGCACGAAACGGTCAACGAGGAAAATACACTGCGATTGAACGTTAGTCCCGCTACCAGTAAGGCCGAGCGACATTCCTGTAGCGTATTTCATACCGTTTTTATCAGTGGCAATCTTAATTGAATATGACGCATCAACGTTACCTTTGAAGTCAGTCAGTGCTTTTGATGTCGTTTCTATCGCCGTTGTGTTTCCGTTAATAGTTACTTTCAACTGGTCGATTCTGGTTGACAATGCCTCGTCTGCCGTTGCCATAGCCTGTGACCATTCCGTGATGCTTGAGTTTACATCGTCGAAAGATGCCGAGATCTGGCCAAATTTTTCCGCGCTTGATGTTTCATGCGTAGAAAGTGCAGTTGACACTTCGGATACTTTCGAATTAATCGTACTGGTAAGCGATGAGTTAAGGCTGCTGATTGCGTCAGTGCGTGCATTCTTCTCATCTGCGATCGCTTTATCCATCCTGGTTACGTTGCTTGTCACCTTGCTATCGAGCGTGGAAATTGACGCATTAACCCCGCTAATAGCTTCTGCGCGTGCGCTCGCCTCATCTGCGATTGCTTTATCAAGACGGGAAACGCTCGCGTCGGTTTTGCTTTCAAGACTACTGACGCTGGCGTTAACGTTGCTAATAGCTTCTGCGCGTGCGCTCGCCTCATCTGCGATTGCTTTATCAAGACGGGAAACGCTCGCGTCGGTTTTGCTTTCAAGACTACTGACGCTGGCGTTAACGTTGCTAATAGCTTCTGCGCGTGCGCTCGCCTCATCTGCGATTGCTGTGTCTACCCTTGCTATTTCCGCTTTTGTTTTTGTTTGTCCTTTCCTGTATTTCGCCTCAATAACAGTGCTCATCTTGCTTTGCGCCATTGAGTTATTAATAAGCGCCAGAGATGCGTTTTGCAGACTTGCTTTCGCCTGATCTATCTCGTCGCTGTTTTTATCAACCTCACTTTTAACGCCGCCAAGCGTCGCGCTGATACCTGATATCGCCTGAGCACGTGCGCTTGATTCATCAGCGATAGCTTGATCAAGACGGCTAACACTGGCATTTGTGTTATTTTCAAGCGTTGTTAAATCAGCTTTAACCACTGTTATTGCGTCGCTTCTTGCCTGCGTTTCATCTGATATTGCATTATCGAGGCGCTTAACGCTGGCGTCAGTTTTCTTGTCAAGTGTTGAGATACTTGCGTTCACGTCGCTGATAGCCTGAGTACGCGCACTTGTTTCGTCTGCAATTGCCTGATCAAGACGGTTTACGCTGGCGTCAGTTTTCTTGTCAAGATTGCTTATTGAGGCATTTACACCGTTAATAGCTTCAGCGCGGGCGCTGGCCTCGTCAGCTACTGCGCGTTGCACATTAGAGATCTGACCTTTAAGGTTTGTGTCCATCACATTCATTTCTGCCGTGATGGTTTCCAGTGATTCCGCTGTCGCTTTTTTCTCTTCAGCGATAACGTTGTCAATGCGGTCAATTTCCGCTTTCGTCTCTGTCCTGCCTTTCTTGTACTGAGCGGTAAGAGTTACGCGAGTGTTAGTCTGTGCAAGCGAGTTATTAATAAGAGCAAGTGAGGCGTTTTGCAGACTTGCTTTTGCTTGCGCCAGTTCGCTGCCAACTTTTTCGCTAGACACCTCCAGCGAGTCGATTCTCGACTCATGCTGTCCAATATCATCGGCGTTTTCCTTAACTTTTTTATAAAGATCTTCCGTTTCTTTTTTGAGCGTATCAGTATCAGCTTTTATTGATCCTGTTTCTATGGTTAGGTTGTCAGTTTCAGTCCTTAAATCGTCAGTTATGTTGGTCAGATTATCAGTTGCAGTTTTGAGGTTGTCAGTAGCAGTTTTAAGGTCATTCGTAGCGCTTTCGATAAGATCAGTGCGGTCGCCTAGATCTTTAATGTCACCAACCATTTCTTTAAATTGTTTGGAATTCATTACGTCTTTGGTGACGTAATCGGTAATTTCATCAAAGTTTTCTGTTGGCTTACCTGACGCTTCCACAAAGTCAGACACACCAAAAGCGTTACGCGCGCGCACATAAACGTAATATGTGTGACCTGTATTCATGCCGCCAAACGTCCACTGATGACCACGCCCGGTATATTGTGCTTTAGTGGTTATTGATGCCGGATCAGTGATCTGCGTTTCACCTGAGTAATAAAACTCGTAACTGGTATCAGTGGTGAGCGTTGTTCTGCTGATCGGGTAAACTGTAGCCTGGAATACACCGGGAACCCAATTAACGCCAACTGGGGCCGCTGGTGCGCCAATAACCAGATCGACAATGCTTTCCGCACCCTTCATGCCCGTGTCATTTCTGCCACGAATGCCTAATGAGTAGTTGCCAGCATCAATGCCATAAAAATCATAACTGTAATTCGTGGTTTCGTAGCTTTTAACTACAGCGCCTTCGGCGTTATACACGCGAATCTCAAAGGTCAGGCGACGCGTTGTCGTCTGTGTTTCCCATGTTGCGCGACATTGAACCGTTTCAGATCCAACGTTTAACACCTTCAGATTTTCAATGTTCGGCACGCGGAAGTGATTAAGCGTGTCGTTATTGATCTCGAAGATTGCGCCATTATCGACTACGGCCTGCTTATGTGGATCATGCTGTGCGGCCTCGATGGTGTATACGCTGTTATTTTCTGTTTCTGCTACACTGGTGATTCGACATAAAACGGGTTTTGCTGCGTTGGTTGATACAGCAAAAACAGTGCCGTTACGAATCCACGCCGGGGCGGCTGCAAGGGTGATAATGTTCCCGTTAACTCCGATGATCTGGTGTTTTTTAAATTTACCATCGCTATCAAGTAAGCTGATGGTGTCGCCAGCCGCGATATATTCAGAATCAACCTTGTCGACCGTGATCGCTCTGCCATTGTTCGCCACGATGCGACCGCCTAAACGAGCGCCTGCGCGATTATTATCGAGGATCTCGATTATATCCCCCGGCGTAAAGTGAATGGCGTCACGGGCCATTTTAAATGTGAATTTTGACGGCTCGCGTTTCGCTGTTTCGATCAGCCATTTACCAGCGCGGTGCGCTTGCCCGCGTGAAGTGCAACCGAACGCCTCCAACGTGGTTTCGTTATAACCATCACGGGCGATTAGTTTATCATCTGCGACATATTCTTTTGATTGCTCCCAGCCGTTTTCAGGGTCAGTCCAGGATACGATCACGGCGTTGTAGCATTCTGCGCGTGCGATACTTGAACGAGTAAACGCGCCATCAACGACGTTTGCATTTGTGATGGTGGCGATTGGATCTTGTGGCGCATCAATCATCACGGTAAGACGTTGTCCGTCCCATAACGCGATACCACGGAACATACCTGCGATGTTATCCAGTAGGTCGCGGGCGCTCATTTGCTCCGTAATGTAAGCGTTAAGCGTCATGCGAGGTTCAAGGCCACCATAGCCATCATCAACCAACTGATCGCAGTATTGAGAAAGCACGTACAAAGCGCCATCATCAACATCAATGTAACCAGCATGTCGAGCAAGTCCAAAGCGCTCGTTTTTAACCAGATACCGGAAAAGCCATGCAGGGTTATTGGTATACGCCTTTTTAAATCCACCAAGCCATAAACCTGAATATGTGCGCGTTTCAGGGTTGTAGTTGTCAGGCACATCAACAATCAGGCCGCGAAGGTGATAGGTGCGGGTAGGCGTATCAGTATACTGATCATGGTCAATTACGGCGCCAGCTACAGCGGTATGAGGATAAGACAGATTATCATCTATTATTTCGCTGTAACTACTCCACCGCGTATCATTCCGCAATAGATCGCCGTTGCTGTCTGGTGTTATGCGACGAACGCGAATATCAAACGGTTTTTCATCCGGCGCTTTAATGATGTGAGCTTCCAGGTATTCACCGCTTTGTTTACCAGGGCCAATGTGTATGTCTTTAATCAGCGACCACGTAGAAGATGATGACGGTTTAACATCAACCATCAACATGACGGATGTATTATATTGATTGCCCTTTTCATCTGACTGAACGAGAGCATCAACACCAAGATTCAACCTGACGCGGGTAACGTTTGGATCTGAAACAGTCCTGATTATTGGTGTGTCGTGAGTTACCTTTGCGTTGACAATAACGGTTGACTCAATGGCGTTAAAACCATTAATCGGCGATTGGTCAGCCGTGCCGTTGCGCCAGGCTATACTAATCCCCGGAATTGATGTATTCCCGTTTGCGTCAGTAACAGGAGTGTCATTAAGCATCACGTCATTCAATGGCGCTTTCTGGTTTACCGGACCGTATATCGGCCCTTCGCTGAGAATATCTAAAACACGATAAAACTGTTTGTGATACAGGTTATCGTTCAATAATGTTGGTGTTTTGGCTTTGCCGCCGCCGCTACTCATGGTTTTTCTCCTGTTAACTTACAACGTCTAAGGCGTCTCTATTGTTGCTTGTGTCTATGCCTAACGATCCGACGTTTGAACCTATTTTCATTTCACCTAATAGTATTGGCACTGGTCTACCCTGGCCCACCTTGTTTTCAATGCTGGTGTAGGTGTTGTTCGTTATGGTGTTATCTTGTGCGCTTTCTGCCGATGTTTTTATCTTCATGTTGCGGGACATAAAGATTGAGAACGCAACGCTAACCACCGAAACACCAATCAGGATCCAGCCTACAACACCAATCCCAGCAATACCGCCTTCAACTACTGGCGCAATAATGACGGTAGTTCCGTCAGGGTATTTACTATTAACCGCTGCCGGGGCCGTCTTTTCGTTATAATCTTTCCCGGCAATCCGTAACCGCAAAGGTGTATTTAAAAAAGCCTTCTTGAACTCCTGATTCTGCGCGGTCAATAGGCTAAGTCCTTGTGCTGGCGTATCAACGTTTAAACACACTTTGCCGTAATATCTTCGAAGATTGCCCGTAAATCTAAATTTGAGCATTTGTCAGATCTCCATATTGAATGCGTTTGTCGAACATACGCGGGCCGCATTTGCTCGCGGCGGCTTAGCAGTCCGGCATTGTCATGATGCAAAACAGTGTTATCGCCCAGGTAAATCATCGCGTGACATGGGTCAGCACCCTTGAACGGCTGGCGAATAATCACGTCACCAGGCTGAATGCTTTGCGCATCAACCATGAAAAACCCGTTCAATGGCAGGTTTTTTATGTACAGGTTTTCCCCACGCAGCCACCACCCATCGTGGCGTTCAAAGTCAGGCAGATCCACGCCGCAAAGGTGATAGGCGTCACGAAAAAGCGAGTAGCAATCTGTTTTCCCGTGTTCAAATTTACGGCCTAACAGGTGCGCCACCGGGCGGAATTTCCTCACCATGCCACCGGAACATAAAAACCACGGCAGGCCGGAAATAACCTGCTGTTGTCGATCCCGTGCCGACAATACCGGAATATCTTCAACGTGAGAGTGGAAAACGGCTGTTATAACGCCCAATTCGTCAGCTTTGATATAATCGTCAGGCGAGATTTTAAAGCTGTTGTGCGGCGTTTCAGACACGTTAGCGCACGGGTAAAAATAATCGTTATCTATCACCAGCCCGCACACTTCCTCGCGCGGGTGGGCTGCTGCATAGCGAATCATTTTATCTTCAAGTGCCATAATCAACCCACCTTGCTCGATCCTGGGAAACATGAAATTGGTAACGGATTCGGGCGCGGGAAACGTAAACGGCAACCGCTCAGGCGGTGGCTGCATTTATCCAGCTTTGGATCGCTGGTCGATTCGTCTTTATCAGTAGCTACAGGGCCGCCACTGTATCCGCAACCGTCGCCGCGATATTGCCATTGGCAAACGTCAGCAAGGATTGTGCGCCCTGGGATAACCGCCTTGTCAGCATCAATTGGCGTTGACAGCTCATATTGCACCTGGTCGGCTGTTTCTTCGCTCATCGCCTCAACGACGTAAAAAGACACCGCCTCGATAGACGGATCTGCATCCGGGTTGCCGTTGGGGAAGTTGATGGCGTCCAGGTATTTTACTTCCACCTGGCGGCGTGTAACTTTCATTCCTCGCAGGTCGTTGAAATCGTTATTCATCCCGGTGATTAGGCCGCCAATGTTGGCTACAACCATTTGCGGGCGTGAATAGACACCCTCGTTTTTCATTTCGAAGCCAGTGGCCTCGATAGGGTAGCTGTTGTAAGCCACCCCCTTCCAGATAACCGGGCCGTAATAGCCATTCACGCCGGAATGGAAGCGGATAACCTCGCCACCCAGGGGCGTGAGGTCTAATTCAAACAAGTCAATTACCGCGCCGACTCCGGCATCGACGGAATCAATAATCATTTCTCTCGGAATATTGCGCATTTTCTCACCTTGTCATTCTGTGATCTGCGTCACGCTAAATCATACCAAAATGGATTGATCGCGGTTTTTACAATATGTATATTTTACTCAAACGGAAGCATAGTTAACAAAATGGCGCGGAGGTGCGTTATGACTGAAAAGCTATGGAAGTTGACGGTATTCATGACAGACGGTAGGGAAAAGGTTATCGCCCTGTATGACGACGAGGGTGAAGCATTGGTTGACGCGCTTTTACTTGCTGAGGATGACCGCCTTTTGGGATACCAGATCGAACCTGTCAAATATGAGGCTAACAAAAATGAAAAAATACAGTCTTGATGTGTGGTTAAGTGGTAGCAAGGAGTGTTTCGGATTATTTGATAGCGAAGAAGTAGCCCTGGAAGAAGGCAGGATTCTTGAATGTAGTTTAGGCCATCCAGTGAAATATGCTGCTAATCCGGTACATATAGTTGATGAGGTGGAAGATATGAACCCGAAAGATATTAATGGTAGCTTCACTGCTTATTATGCAGATTCTATGGACCAGTCTTGCCCTGGTGAAATACACGCAAAAGGTTTCCCGGCTGACGATCCAGAAGCAAAACGCGAATACGAAAAAGCGGCGAAAGATTTCTGTATCGATAACCTTTCAGCATTCGATAAATAAGGCGGCAACATGGGGCGGCGCAATCACGGTGATTATGTGTACACGTTGAAACAGGCCGCCCGCCTCATCGGTTATCATGAACACGAATTTATTGATTTGCTGATTGAGCGCGGGATACTGTACCAGGTCTGTTTAACGCTGTACCCGAAAGCGAAATACCTACATGAAAAGTTATTCATCATCATGACGGATGAAAACCAGGTTAACCATTCATTCGTCACTGATAAGGGCGTTAATTATCTGCGTGATAACTTATAGGTGACTGATTATAAAAATAGAAGTTTTGGCGCTAATAATAATGTGGTTGATAGTATTTGGCGTTCATGCTGTAGATCTGGACTGGAAAACGATAGCAGAAAATATAGCATTAATGGAAATAGAATAAAAATAACCCCGCTTCGCGCGGGGTCGTGTTTATACGCCATCAACCAAAAATAAAACCTCCTTCCCTTCCCGGGATCTACACCCAACGTACCCATCACCAACGTCGTGAAGATACCATATATCGCCGTTGTCAGCTTTTACAGTAAGGTCGTTGATCTCATAGTCGTCAAACAATGTAAAAGCGTAAGTTTTGTCAACTACACAAGTCCCGTACATAACAACCCCCATTAGCCAACAACTTGCTCAAACGTTGCGTTTAGCGTGTACAAAGGCCCGTCTTTAGTCATGCTCCATTGCCGACAGACAAAAAGCCTTTGCACGTTATCCATTGACGGCGACCAGTAAAAAGCCTCGACCGCGCCGCGCGCCCTCAAGAATGCTTCCGCCTGGATTGCTACGTTTCCACCATCACCACATCCGGCGCTACTGCCTTTAAACACCAGGGTGTAGCTATCAAGCAATGGATTGATACCTTTTACCTGTCTTTGCTCATAACCATCGCCCAGCTTAACAACAGATACGTCTGGCTTCCTGGTCACGCTGTAGCTTCTTTGCGGCGTCCATCTGAACACTTCCGGCATAAACCCCCCACAAGTTACATTTTGTATATATCTTTACGCGCTTCTACGCGAAAAATAAGATCATTGTCACAATGATTATAGCTAGTTTACAAAATGGCTTCACATAGCACGCAACAAGATGTATATAGAAAGCAAGAAGAAAGTAGTACCAACGAAGGAGGCCCAAAATGAAACGCTATGTAGTAGTAATGCTAAATAACGCATTCGAACAAGTGGAAATAGCAATCGTTAAGGGTTTCGACGACGCATTCAAATACGGTCAATTCATGATGAATGCGAAAGAAGATGAATACCGGGACTTCTTCCTGAAGGCACTTAACTAAGGATGATGGGGTGAGTTATGAAACTGGTAGCGATTGACAGAAATCTGAAAGCACAGAAAAACGCACAGGACCGGATCATCAAGAAAGGTAAGGAATTACTTAAAGCCTTTCTGAGAAAAGAAGTTTACCCCAAAAAGTTACGCGACGGTTACGGATACAAAATGGATATCAATCTTGATTGGAGGCTGTTTAGCGAAGATTTGAAGGTTTGGTTAATTGTTGAGCACCATGCCTATAACAAGTTATGTGGCGTGAAAGGCACTCATAAGTGAGTCGAGATATTCGAAAGGGGATATATCGCGCGGAATGGTCGTTTATAAATACGAAATAAATATCCTCCGGCATAGCCGGAGGTTTTTCAAATGCGCCTATAAGGCTCTCTTACCAGCCGCGCCCTAACAGGCGCACACGATCTGACATTTGCATCCAACTTCGTTACTTACGGCCCGTAAACGGGCTGCCCGGATAGGGAATCGATAACTGCTCTCCCATTTTATCCTCTTCAAGCTGGTGCTTTATGTAATCCTGTATCTTCGCCGTGTTCTTACCCACTGTATCGACGTAGTACCCTCTGCACCAGAACTCCCTGTTCCTGTATTTGAATTTCAAATCACCAAACTGCTCGTAAAGCATCAGACTGCTTTTCCCTTTCAGATATCCCATAAACCCGGATACGCTCATTTTGGGCGGGATCTCCACAAGCATATGGATATGATCTGCACAGCATTCAGCTTCCAGAATCCGTACACTTTTCCACTCACACAGCTTTCTCAAAATACTGCCTATTGCTCTACGCTTCTCTCTGTAGAACACCTGTCTTCGGTATTTTGGCGCAAAAACTATGTGATATTTACAGTTCCATCGGGTGTGCGCTAAGCTCTTTTCGTTCCCCATTGGGACCCCCTTTTGATTTCTTGTTTGACACTTGCAGTTGCCAGACCGCAAGGTGTTTTAACAAATCAAAAGGGGTTTTAATAACTGGCTTAAAGCTGAAAGCTTTCCGGAACCCCCAGCCTAGCTGGGGGTTTTCTGTGCACAAAAATAACCCCGGCATTGCACCGGGGTTTAGTTTATTTGCGGCGAGGTTGCAACATTCCGCCTGGTCTTTGAGATTCCCTTGTTATCATTTTCATGGCTACACGTTCCATTGTTAATTCAAGTCTGCGGCTGTCTTCGTCGCTGAATCCGTTCGTGGTCTGAATGCTGATACTGACAGGCATACTAATACCGCCACCGCCGCCAATATCACGGCCCGGAATAACTCTGCCGTTCTCGCCAGGGATCATATATTGATTGCCGTTAGATGTCTGGAATAGCTCCGGCCTGTTGTGTTCCCCTACGCGGTACATATTACCACCAATGACGCTACCACCATTAAAGCGACCGCCGCCGAAAATTGACGTAGCCAGCGACATGATCGCAGTGAGCGCCGCCGAACCAGCCGCCGCCCAGCTACCGCCAGTTGACGCCGCAGTTGCCGCCGCTGCTGGGGCCGCCGCCGCAGCAATGCTTCCCTGAGCTGCTACCGCGCTTGCTGTTGTACTTGTTTGCGTGGCCTTGCTTTGTGTCTCCATCATGATCTGATCTGCTATCCAGTTTGCAGCTATGTCTGAGAGTCTGTTACCGATATTGCCGAGTATATTGCTTCCTAAGTTAGCAAAAACATCACTCAATGATTGAGTGCCGTTTAACAGGCCAACAAGCGCATTACTCATTCCGCCTTTAAGGCCATTAACACAATCACCGATAAGGCCGTTTGTGTCGCTTTGCGCCTGCCATTGTTCCCATTTCAGATCGCGGATCTGTTGCTCATAGGCTAACAATTCCTGTTTCTGTTGCGCTTCAGTAGCGCCCAGGTCTATAAGCATTTGCTTACGGATGGCCCATTCATTTTGCGCCTGCTGGATGGGGTCAACTTCGCCTTTTAGCTGATCCATCGGGCTTACTATTTGTGACCATTTATCACGCAATTCATCTACCGGAATTTGTGCTAATTCTTCTTTCAGTTCCTTGCCGATCCCTTTTTGCGCGGCGCGGTACTCAAGGAGCGTGATTTTACCCTGGGCAAATGCAGCATCAATGGCCTTGCCGTTCTCCAACGCTTTGCGCATGGCGGCGGCGTCTTTGTTGTACTGATCAGAAACGCTTATACCTTTGTCACCAAGCCGATCAGCTTCCGATTTCTTCTCTTTTTTCTGTTTTTTCGGCTTGTCTACTGGCTTGTCGAATCCGGTAATCGCTCCGTCATTGGCAGCATTCTGTTCATTTTTCCTTGCTTCTTCTGTAGCCTGGATTGCTGCGGTCAGATCATCCTGTAGTTGCATGACCTTGCCAACGGTCTTCCCGTATTTCTTCTCGTAGTTGCTGTTATATTCGTCGGTTTGCTCTCCTACTACCTCCTTCATCCATTTATAGCCATCCATTAGCGCCTTGATTGGCGTCACCATTGCGATGATCTTCTCTGCCACCTCTCCAGCCTTAACAGCCACATCATCAAACATGTCGATAAATTCGCTACCAGCCGTTTTGAGTGTGTCGAAGCAGGTTTTAGCGAATTTAGCGCCATCGCCAAGCCCTTTAACGCCTTTCGTGATCAAGTCGATAGCTGAAACAACGCCATCTGACACGCCAAAAAGATCATCCAACTGCTCAACAAGGCCCATAATTTCTACTTTAAGCTCATTGATAGCCATGCCGGATGTGCGCGGCAACTGAGCAAACTTATCGTTTGTTTCCTGCGTAGCCGCCTGTATTGCGTTAACCATCCTTTCAGCCGTGATCTTGCCGTCCAGCATTTCGGCGCGGAACTGGCCCATTGATAATCCCATATGGCGGGCCATTGTTTGTACGATGGTCGGCGTATTTTCAAGCAGGCTGTTAAATTCTTCGGCACGAAGAACACCGCCGTCGATAGACTGACGGAATTGACGCATTGAGTTAGACATCTGTTCCGCTGACGCGCCGCCTAATGCACCCATTTTCTGAATAGTGCCAACCAGGTTAAGCAATTGCCCTTCCGTAGCGGAGGTGTTTTTTAGTGAGATAGCCAGGCCTTGCCATAATTCGCCAGTATCTTTCAGGCTCTGCCCCGTCTCCCTGGATATTGCTTTCAGGCCGTCGAAAACCCGTCCGGCGGACTCCGCATCGCCCGTAAGCATTTTGATTTTTACGCGAAGCATTTTTGCTTGCTCCGCCATATCCATAAATTGGCGCACAGCCTCCGCAGCAATTAGCAGATGGATAACCCTGGTCAGTGCCTTGATGGATGTTTTCAGGGTGTTTACCTGGCGGTCAGCCTGTTTTGCGCCGCGCTCTATACGATCAAAGGCCTGGTCTGCCTGTCGTTGTGCAACGAGAAGTTGACCAGTTTTCGCATCAACTTCGTAATAAATTGTACCTACACTGGTAGCCATGATTTAACCTCATGCAAAAATGTGATCTGTGTATCTATTTTATACAAAATGGCTTTACTTCAACGACTCCATTTTGTATAAGGAAGCTAAAGGGAATGGTCAGTAAATCAAGTTAGCGTGGTGGGTTATGAAACGGTTAGCAAAAGTGGCAATGATTGCGGCGGTATTGGGTCTGGTTGGTTGCAATGAGGATAATGAAAAAGCGCCTATAGTGACCAATCAAGAGCAACAAGCATTAGCAGAGAAAAATGCTAAATGGCTTGCAGAACAACAAGCAAAACAAGCCGCATACGATGCACAGTTAGAAAAAGAAAATGCTGGTAAACAGTGGCTTGTAGTTGAAAGAAAAGATGATATGCAGGACGCAAAAAACGTATTCCTTTTTGTGAAAGCAGAACAATTCAGCGGAAGTCTTGATGCTTTCCCGACACTGAAGGCACAGGATAAGAATAAACCGGTATTAACAATCGCTTGCCAGGGTAATAAAACAAAAATGTTCGTAGCATGGTCACACCATGTAACTGACGCCGGGGACACTACTTATATTAACTACCGGATCGGCGTTCACAAAGCTGTAGCTACTGAGTGGTGGCGGTCAACTAATTATAAAGCTCTTGGATTATGGGACGGCAAAAAAGCCATCCCAATGATTAAAAAACTGGTTAACGAAAAACAATTCATCATTGAAGTAGTGCCGGAAGCTGGCGACATTGAGAAAGCAGTGTTTAACATTGATGGTCTTTATAACCACATCGACAAAGTGAAAAACGCTTGCAACTGGAATTAAGGGGTAAATCATGAAAAAAATAATCAAAGCGGTTCTCATTGGTGTTATGGCTTTAGCTCTTACAGGGTGCGCAAGATCAACTGATTTCGTTAAGTTAGCTGATAAAAATTTGCAAGTTGGAATGACTTGTGAGCAAGTGAATAAAATAATGGGGGAACCACAAAGAATCGAGCATGACGGTAATTATAGTTATCACGTATGGTATTCAGTAACCAGCACGATAGGATTTACTTACATGGATGTTGAAGAATTATCCCCTTCAAGGGTTATCGCAAAGTTTGATAACTGCATCCTAAAAGAATGGAAAGATCGCAGTAAGGCAAAGTCTGTATACAATACAATCACACACAGTTCACCAGGTACAGCAATTAAAGATTTCAATTAGCAAAACGCCCGGATCTACCGGGCTTTTCTTGCTCACGATTTTTCATTCTTTCTAGTGCCTTTTTAGCGGCCTCCATTTGCTCGTCATAAGCACGTTTATTTATGTGAATGTTTGGCTTGCTTTTCTCGTTTCTTTCGTCTGGCGGCGTTTTAGCGCGTACAGCGGCCCTATATCCGGTCATTGTCATATTCCATGCTTCCGATTCTGACAAGCCCAGGTGAGCAACGGCAGAATAGACGAATTCAAGGACGTTAAAAGTCGGCTTATATTCCCCTTCCGGAATTTCCCCGGACTCTTCTTCCGGGCCATCACCAATAAGACCGTGGTACATGCAGTGCTGCGCAAGCGTGATGATATCCTCGATCGGCATTAATCCGGGCTTTAACTTTAACTTACCCGAAGGAGTAAACCAGCATTCGCCCAATAACGGGCCTATTTCGTCGTCTGAGCAACATTTCAGGATGTGCATTGATGTCTGAACTATTTCACCATAACACCGCGCCAGAATGCGATTGCGTAGGTCTGGATCTGCTGGCAATCGTGATGGATATTTGCCGCCGTGGATAAGTGCGAAATATTCGACAAGCTCACTATCGTTGCCGATTTTAGCCATCGCAGCAAAGCAAGGATTAAACTCATAGCGCTTACCGTTCACCACGGCAGCAAATTGTCCTGTACGAACATGGATCATAGTATTCACCTTAAAAGAAAAGGGGCCAAATGGCCCCGATTGTTAATATTGGCTGTTATGCTGGCGGAACGTCGCCTACCGTTACCTTGCCAGCGCTTTCGCACTCAATAGACCAGGTGGAAACATCATCATGCGGATCTTCTTCTTTAAAGGAAGTGCAAAGGAATGGGCCTTCAGTTACGTCTACAGGAGAAACGATCTTCAGCCATACATAAGGTTGTGATCCGGTGGTTTCACCTGGCGTAATTACGTGGCGTTTCAGCGCTTTCTGATTATGGATTTCTTCAGTGCGGGACACACCGTCGCCGGAGAAAGAAACGGATTTGTAAGTAACCATTGATTCTTTCGTGTAATCGGCTGATTTATCGGCGGTGGCGTCAGCGGTTTCCCATTCAACGGAAAGTGTTTTACCACGCATCATGCCTAACGCTTTGTACGCTTCAGCTTCCGGCTTCGCATTTGGACAAGCGATAGCGAAGAATACAGCAACGTCACGGCCTGTAAACGTGCCTTTTTCGCAAGTCTGAGACATGTTAATTTACCTCTTATCTTGATATGATGGTTTGAAAGGCTACGGTAAAAATAAAGCGCCCTTCTCTTGTCTGTATTGCAGGAATAGCGCCAACTGGCTTCATGTGTGTAATTTTATCAGTTTTATATTCTGTTAACATACTTTGACGGATGGCATCGGCAAGGTCTTCCACCTCACTGATATTTGCATCATTACGCGCTGAAATAACCAGGATGCGGAAATAATCACGGGTTATTGCTTCCTCACCAGCCGCGCCGCCGTTTTGCTGGATCACGATGTATCTGTCATTATTCGAATTACTTCGCTCATTCCAGAAACGGGCCTGCAAAATATAGCCTTCATCGTATCCGTGGGATTGAATCCAATCCCTTATTTCGTCGTAAACTTCGCTGCGTTTCATACTTTGTAACCTTCTACAATTTCTTTATAAATATCATCGGCGTGGTTAGGATCTTCGAATGCCTTACGCAAGAATCCAGGCTCCGCATTTGGATCCCAATAATTACCCTTTCCAGTACCACCACCAAAACTAATTACCTGTTTCGGTCCGAAATCTGAAAGGTTATTCGTTTTGCCGAAATCTTCGCGCGGCTGGCCTTTTAATGTACCCGGCATATTGTGCACCCATTCAGCGTAGCGGGCCGTATATCCCAGGCGTAATTGCATACCGTCCGCCGTGTTACCTATATATTGAAATTGGCTGTTAATTAAAAAACCCGTATCAACTGGTGTCATGTTTGCCGCGAAGCCACCAGCCAGCATACCGACGCGCCATAAAACTTCGTGCGTCTTTTTATCGGTGATTTCCTTTAGTTCCTGCTTTAATCTCTCACGGACGCGTTTAACCCCCTTGATAGGCATGATTAACCCCCTGTCACGATCTTATAATCCGGCGTGTCGTTAAACATGCTCATATCCCATTCAACGATCCCGGTAATAACGTTGGCCCCAGCCACCAGCGGGTCGGAAATATTAGTGGTGTCGCCAGTGGCAATCATCCAGCCGTTTTTCGGGCGCTGCACTGGCTGCATATTATGAAGCAGTTCGGTAAATACGGTTATTGTATTGCTAACCTCATTACCGTTTGTGTCTGTTGCAGTGCCGTCGGTGCGCTCCCATGCGCAGTTAATCAGGTATGGTGCGCCGTATACGTCGGCGTTTGTCCAGTCGTCATGCGTTACGGGGTAGATGGTGGCTAATGCCTTGTAACTGAATCGCGCAATCTTACTCATAGCCGTAACTCCAGCTAATGACCTTTGGATGAGTTTTCGCCACGCGCGGGCAAAGAATTACCCATAAGCCAGCATCATTGAGGTAGGCCGCCACCTGGCGTCCGCTATCCGTTTTAACCCACACGCGGGTAAATGGTTTCGGCAATACTGGATTTGGTAATGTCAGGTCGTTCCACATTGTCACATCCTCCTGCTCTTACCAATCCACAGCCCGGCGTGCGCGGTGTTTTCTGGATCTGGTGGAATTAGTTCGGCTGTACAATGGTGTTTGTCCAGTGAGTAAAGCAACGAATAGGCCGCCTTCCATCGCTTATTAAAATCGACATAGCGGTAAGACTGGCTTGCACCGTTCGGACCAGTCTGCGAGGAAACGTATTTATCAGCCTGGCTGAGTCCTAACAGGCCAATGAGATAAAGCTGAATCAATGTTGCAGTGGAGGACGGATAATTGGCATCAAGGCATTCATTAACGCTATTTGCCTGCTCCACCAGCAAAGATAAAACCACGTCTGGTATTTCAATCCCCTGGCTTTCGAGATATTCCCGCGCCTGTTGTGTGGTAACCATTTTGTTTTCTCCACATACAAAAAAAATCCCCGGCATTGCGCCGGGGAGCTACAGAAACATATCAATCAGGTATTGCTGCCGTAGACCACTCCTGAACGACCTTCCATGTCACGGGTGATTTGCAGACCCTCAGCGGACATGATGCGGAAGTTGTAGTTATCAGTCGGCATCATGCGCGGTAACGGAACTACGCCAGTGGTCATGCCAATCAGCGGGGTGATGACGCTGCGGCTACGCTGATAAGCGATAAATTCGTTGCCAGTCAGCGCATAGGTCTGGCGAATATCACCAACCGGGACAAACGGCTTGATAACATCCAGCACACTACCAACAATTGCGCCATTAACGATGTGTGGGCGTGCCAGGTTAGCCATGATTTCTGGCGATACCCACATTACATCGTATTTAGCTACGAAGTTGGCGCGGGCCAGTTTCCCGAACTCACCAGTGGTAAAGAATTCAATAATCTTATCGAAAGCCGCAGTGGTAAGGTCGATTTTAGCAACAGTTTTCAGTTTAAGTTGCTGGGTGTTTTTGTGGTTTTTAATACCCATTGCTTTATGATCATCAACCACGATGCGATCGTTACCATTCAGGTAGAACTGGACGCGTGCTTTGTTGAATTTTTTCAGTTTAAGGCGCTGGCTGTCTAATGCAAGGTCGATACCTACAGTATTTAAGCCCTGAGCTAAACGCCAGTTAACACCGTAACCCGCTGCGAACATCGGGATCGGGTCGCCATCGCTGCCGTATTCGGTGTGATCAAAGCTGTGTGGCGCTTGACCATCCATAGACATTACGACCTCATCGTTAATGTCGCCGGATACGTTGTACATTTTCAGCGTTTTACCGATTGGTAATACGGTCTGTACACCCATCAGGTCGTTTACGATCTCGATACCGACCTCTTCGGTGTTCAGTTCAATGATTTGGTTATCGATTTCTTTCCAGAATTCTTTTGCGAAGCCGCCGACGGCGTTACAGGTCAACATTTCAGCGGTCATATTTGCCTGATTTGCTGCAATCATGGCGTTGTGCTGCTCGTTGAAGATATTGCGTTGCGCCCACAGTTCTTTCCAATGGCTCTGCATCCGGGAGTTGGCGACAAGGTTTTCTTTAGTAAAGTACATGTTATTCCCCTTTTAAATTAAGCCACGCGAACGCGGATAAAATCTTCCGCTTCCAGGGTTACGTCTTCCTGGCAGTATGCGATGATCGGATCTGGCGCTGCCTGTTCACTTGGCGCAACAAACAGTTTCACCCCGTCAGCTGCGAGAGCAATAGCTGCACCCTTAACATAAGCGGCTGCAGGAACAAGGAGAGCAAACTCTCGGCCCTGTTCCACATAATCAGCAACAACAGTTTCATTTGCAGCGATTGCATCAGTAATGGTTTTGCCTTCGTGGAATGCCGGGTTGACGATGTACAACTGAGCTGCACCGACATCAGCACTGGTTGCTTTTGCAAACTTACCTCCGTCCAGTTTTACCAGTTCACCTGGTTTTACTGCGACCTTAGCAGTGTAGGTTTCGGTAATGGATTTACCATCAATATTTACACGACGAAAACGAGACATTGTATTCCCTCCAGTTAGAAATAAGTGTTAAAGTCAGGGACTTCACCTTTTTTGTCTTCACTTGCTGTGTTGGCGGCTAGCGGAGTTGCTTTACCCAGGGATTTAAACATTGCCTCTAATGCTTCACCGCTTAATGCGTTAGCAACAATTTCTCCGTGAACTTTTGCTACTGCGGCGCGTTTTTCTGCTACTTCTTTATTTGCGTTTGCTGCAATTTCTTCTTTAATTGCTTTCTGGTTGGTCTGTAATTCTTCTTGGTTGGTCTGTAATTCTTCAACGCTTGCCTGTACTGGTTTTAATGCCTCTGCTACTGCATTAGCGATATTGGCGGATAAGCCTTCGTTAATTTCTTTTACCAGTTCGGCGCGTTCTTCTTTGGTCAAAGGCATGGGATCGTCCTCCGATTTATTGGCCTTAATTTTTTCATTCAGGGAGAAAAGATTAGACAGGTGTTCAGCGAACTGAGCGAACCATGATTTACTTTCCTCATTGGTTGCAAGCTCGCCATTATTGAGAATAATTTTATCAGCCTGTTTTTCATATGCGCAAACTTGAGCACTTTCGGTATTAGTGGCAATCGTCACTTCTTTATCAGTGAAGTCCACAACATACACGTAATCGGCATCAGGAAATAATTCACGCGCCGCGTCGGTTAATTGTTTCTCAAGCGTACGGTAACTGTTTTCTTTCATTGCCACCGCCATTAACGGTTTCGCCTGGTCAGTGTTAACCATCAGGCCAACGCCCTGTTCAGGCGATGCGGCTGGCGGTTCATGCAGTAAGATGGCGTCATGGTCAATCGACATGATTTTGACAACGCTGTCAGCGCCCTGGGCTTTCATTTCTTCAGTAGCTGGCATACGCTGACGATATACGGCAACAGATGACCAGATCGGATATTTGCTTTCGCCTTTTTCCAGTGCTTCCAGTCGGCTTAATAATTCGCGGCCTTGTTCTGAATGGCTGGCGGTTTCAACATCCACCCACTTTTCCACATAAACACGGTTCCCGCGTAATTCTACATTCCTGTTCCATGCGCCACAAAAGCCAATATTCAGACCTTCAGGGCTAAATGCGGAAACAAATTCGCCGTCAACCGTAGGATGGCCCAGCGGTGCGAGCGTGCCTTCCAGAGATTGATAATTAGCAATGATTTCGGCTTCCGGGTAATATTCACGATTCATAACGATATTGAAGGGCAACGTATACGACGGGACTACAATGTGTTCACGCCCGTTATATGTTTCCCGGCGGATGGTATTAGCGGTTAATTTGGTATTAACCTGAATCAGTTCTTTACTCACGATTTTTACTCCCAATCTTCGCCATATTTAGCGTGCGCAACCTTATAGTTTTCTTGCGCCCGATCTAATATTCGTTTGTTTAATATATTACCGTCTTCGTCAACTAATACGGTAATCGTGCTACATTTGCAGTTAATTGAATTAGGGGATCTGCTCCACCATTCGCGCTGCTCTTCTATGGTGTATGTTTTCCCGTGCCGCTGTGCGTGTGATAACCTGGTAGTCGGTGATAATGCCGAAATATGCATTTGCATGGTGCGCAAATTAAGCTCTTCTGACGCTGCTTCTGCCTCATCCATACGCGCTGTGCGCAACGCTGTGCATATTTCAGTTCGAGCAATACGTTTGCACCTGTATAGCGGCAATTGCGTTTCCTGCTGCAATGTGCGCGCTATTTCAAGTGGGTTTAAGCCACGGGCCATGCCTTCAGTTAGTCGGCGGGCCATATCCTTTTTGATCTGTGCTGTCAGCCCGCGCATTTCCTCAAATACACGGGTACGGACCAGGGCAAGGCGCGTGCGGTAGGTTGTGCTTGATAGTACGGCAGATACATCGGGATAAACGCTTGAGTACGTGACAGACTGGTTAGCAAGGTTGGCGTATTCCTGTGCCGTGCCTCGCAGATACGCGACCTTCACGTATTCCTGCCAGAACCAAAAACTTTCCGGGTCGGTTAGCTCGAATATATCATCAATCATGTCGCTGGCGTCCTCCAGCATGTCGTGCAATTCATCCATGTAAATCTGGAAGGTATATTTCTTATTAACAGCCAGGCTATATTGTATTTTGTCCAGTATGGCGATATATGGATCGGCTATTTTCTTCAGGCAGGATTTAAAACGCTTAATAGCTCCAGACCGCAACTTACCTGTCATGGTCGGGTCTTCGGTGTTAGATGGCATTATCGCGGACGGCGGAATCTTTTTGATTATTCTCTTTACTTTCATCTTCATCTTCATCTTTATCGTCCTCGTCTTCCACTTCTACTTCCTGCGTTGGCCCTTCATATCCGGCAGCTTCGCGGATCTCATCGCCGCTAAATATTTCCTCACCAGTAGCGAGACATGCCTGATTGATTTGCGCCATCTTGTGTGCCGCTTCCAGTAGTTCGGCTTTTGTCATGGCGTTAAGGTCATCCCATAACACTGATACATCGACTGGCATACTGATAAGGCGGAGATCTGCCATCTTGCGGAATAGTTCCTCAAGCTCGCCTCCTATTTCCTCACGGCGGGTCATACAGCGATTATTGAAGTAGCGGAGGTCTTCAGTTGATGCGCGTTCGCCCTGCTGATTCCCAACCAGGATACGCGTTGGAATGTCGATACCAGCGGCGGCGGTTTGCAGGTTGACGTCATAGGTTGCGGACGGATCTGCTACGGCAGTGACCAGCGGGCTAACGGTGGCTCCCTGTAATGCCATCATCACATCATTCCCTTTGTTTATATCCTCTGCCGCTTCATTGAATTTTTCGCGTAGCTCTGTAACGTCGCAACCGTATGTTGCAGCCAGGGAACGGAAATCAATCTCTTTATCGAACGAGATAGCCAGTTGACGTGCGGCGTTTTTTAGAAAGGATTCACCGCTACCTCCTTCCACTTTCTCCAGCGATACAAAAGCGTTATAGGACGGCTCAAGGAAAGCGATAGCATCATCAGAATAGTCACCGAAGATGAATATCCGGTCTGGATGTATCTTTCTTGCTATGGTCTTACTATTGATGCGCTCCTTGTATTCCCACCATGTAGGCAGGCCATAGTTTTCTTTATCCGGGTTTTCTTCGAAGTCCTTCGGCGTCAGAGCACCAGCCCATACTGGAGTAAATTTGGCAATGCCTACGCCTTTTGTTACTGGCTGATCCCACGGCTGGTTATCTCTGACATGAATCAACAGGCCAGCATAACGACCAATGAGGCGGCGGCGATCACATTCAGCTATGACGCGCCAGAAACGATTATCAAATTGTTTTTTGATTTCTCTTTCCCACGGCGTTTCCTTTTCTGCTTTCTCGTCTTCCGTACCTTCGATCAGCGTTGGCCTGGTGCGCCAGCACGTAGTGATGATCTTCTCAATAGCACCGTGAGCGATACCACCGCGACGATACAGTTTGTATAAATCGTCATAGGTGATTTCTTCTTTGAATCCGTATTCACTCCACGCAGCATCACGTTTTGCATCAATACCCATTGAGAATGGGTTAGCGGCTGCATAGCGGGCAAAGGCCGCCTTGCGTTGTGACAAGGCAGCATTAACCGCCAATTCTAAATTGGATGGCATAATGTTTACTCCTGAATACATGTTTACGCGTTGCTACGCGAAAAATAGAAAAACTTGTGGGGGATTGTGAGACAGATTTTATGTAGCCAATTGAGAATTATTCTTGTTCATCTTCGAAAATTTTTCGAAGTTGATAATAATCAATAACTTAAAATCCGCGCAGGCGTTTAGGTAACATAAGCCCCATCGCCTGTGGTTGGCTTAATTCAGTGATCCCCCATACCATCGCATCCATACGGTCAGGGGATTTTTTAGCGGTAGCTGGCACATATTCCATCATTTGATTTTCCAGCGTGTACAGGCTGCCAGTGTGGGCTACCCTACCCTGTGCATACAATGCAGATATTGGTTCGGCGCGGGCAAATTTACCCTTGCTTGCGTGCACCTTAACAATGCGGCCCTTAAATCCTGCATTGCGTAGTGTGGCCTCTGCCATATCACCACCCTGGTTGGTTTCGATAACCATCGCGTCAGCTTCATGGATGTTGTAGGCGTTCATTGCTGCTTGCGCCCAGTCATTAGGTGACATGCGGCCTGAGTAGTCACCGTCTACTGAATACTGAGCATTCTTGCCACCACCATAAGCGGAACAGGCTACAATCCCTGTTTCGTCTGACTCATCAGATGATGTTGTCGCCGGGTCGATGGCTATCACCGTGCGAATTTTCTCCCGCGTTATCTGCATCATGTGCGCGGCGGTTATCATCGCTTCAGTCCACAATGCGCCCTCTTGATCGAACTTGCGCGGACACTGCATATATTGAGCTTCGAATGTTCGGCGATGTGATTTAAGAGTTGATTCATCTTTATCACTATGCTTATGCAACCATAGCCAGCCATCCGGCAGGTTGTGAGGAACAGGAATAGCGAATTTGTTTTCCGGGTACAGATCCCAATAGTCAAGACTGTTGTCGATCTTCACTGGCAGGCAAAGGTGATGCCATTTCTCACCACTACCGCCACGTAACAGGTAGCCGGATAAATCATCGTAGTGGATACGCTGCATGATGACGATCACTGGCGTTGTTTGCACAGCCAGGCGCGAAGAAAGCGTGTCGTTGTAATTGGTATTAACCTGCTTTCGCACCACATCAGAATAAGCGTCAGCTGGTTTCAGGGGGTCATCAATAATCATTGCGCCGTTAAACCCAGGTTCCATGTACCCGGCGCGGAACCCTGTCACCTGTCCAAGCGATGACGTCGCATACACGCCGCCACCCTGAGTGGTCCACCACAGGTTTTTCGCGTTCGAATCGTTGCGCATTTGCATAGGCCACAATTCCTGATATTGCGGCATCGTGATTATGTTTCTTGTCTCTGAGGAATTAAGCAAGGCGAGTCCGTGTGAATACGATACATGCAGGAATCTGGTGCGGGGTTCTATTGCGAGGCAGCGGGCCATCATGTGAATTGTGGCAATCATTGTTTTGCCATAGCCCGGTGGGATGTTGATTATCAACCTGGTGATTTCACCATTAATAACTCGTTGTAGCGTATCGGCAATTATTCTGTGATGACGCCCAACCAAAAAGTCCTTGCCAACCTGTTGCTTATAAAAGTAGGAACTAAAAAACAAAGGTGCTGATATGTCTTTGGGAGCACAACCTTTAACACACAACCCCCTTAGAACCTCTCTGTCAATCTTTGTCGTCGCAGTCTCCATGAGTATTGTACTCCTTATTCAGGTTATCGATTATCTCAAGGACAGTAGTCTGATTTACTTCTACCTGGACGGGTGCTTCTTCCTTGTTACCGACGATCTCCTGTGTGACGCGTTCGCCGTATTTGCGCGGTTGTAGCTTAGCCAATAACCATTTACGCGTTTCAATCATTAATTGGTGGCGGCGTAGTTGGTCTTTATCAACGTTCTTAGCATCATCAGCTATATCGAGGATCTCATCAGCTAATACCTCGAAGCCGATTTCCTTCGCGCGCATGTACATGTCCGAGAATTCCGGCACGTCTCTAAACCATTTCAGGATTGTTGAACGGGTAGGCATACCAGGCATCTTCGAAATTTTGTTAACGCTCTGACCGTCCGCCACCAGTTCACAGATTTCTAACGCCTTTTCTTCGGTATAACCATGCGGACGGCCCACCCTTTTTGCGGCTGGCTTTTTGTCGTCAGCTTTTGCCTTTTTAGTGCGGGCCATAATTCACCTCTCAATATTTATTGATGATATATACGCAAGCAACAAAACTTGCACAGTATGTTAATACTTCCAACCAATCGAATAATTCTTTCATTGTTTACCTTTACGCGAAGAAAACAATAACAGTTAACAGCGTGCATATAGCCATGATTAAGAAATCACCATCAGACATTGATAATCACCCCAATAATAACTAATGCAACGGTACACACGATCAACATAATATCAATAGCGTTCATGCTTTCACCTATTGAGCAAGCGCTGTCATAGTGAGAACAATCGCAACGATCAGGAAAAAGAAATCAAGCCATTTCATTTTTTAAACTCCCGATAAACATCTACGGCAATAACTGTAATAACAGCCACCAGCAATAGCATTTCGTATGCGTTCATTGTGGATACCTTCAGCTTTCAATGAATATCATGATCGCCAGCCATACAGCGACGCAGGCAGAAAGGATAATTAGCGGGTCAATCATATTTTTCACCCCACCAAATACTTGATATATACGTTTATCAGCGCAACTATAATAGAACCCACAAGAAACACAGAAACGCCGATTAATCCGGCGATGATGTAAGCATCCATAATATCAATGTCCGTATATCAAGATCACAGCGGCAGCTATGCCAACAAATACGCCTAACAGAAAAGTAAACATAATTACCCTCTCTTAAAGCTCATAACGCGCGGTACAAGCGCCTCTTTTGCTTTCGGCTTACGTTTGCCTTTCTTAGCTGGTTTTTTCTCTTCTTTCGGCTCCTCTGCCTGTTCTGCTGCATCAGTCGCCTGCTCTGCCTTTTCTAACGCCTGCTCAACGACTTCAGCCGCCTGCATCGCTGTGATCTGTGCTTCGTTTGATTCAGCCAGGATTGGGAAGAATGCGTCAAAGATACGTCCAACCATGTAAGCGTAAGTCTCATTCGCAGGATGAGTAGGATCAGTGGTCGCCACGACGCCTACATCACTTAAAACGTGGAATGTAGTGTGAGCGCATTCATGGACCAGCGTTCCAGTCTCATTGTTGAATACTGCGATCACGTAGAAATTACCGCCGGTCTCACCAGTACAGGTTAACGTCAGACCGCCAGCTAGTTCGAAATCAGGTTCGATTGGTATTCCGGCCTTTTCGCAAAATTCATAGAACATCTCGCGGGTCGGGCAAAAGAAAACGGTTGTATGCTCAAAGAGCGGGACTTTGAATTGAGGCAACTTAATGCCTTTAGCCTTAGCCATCAGAATAATCTCCTGTCTGGTTTGCTTTTACTTCCTGTTTATACAGCGGCAGGAATGACATAAAACACTGAGAACGGCGCTTCATCAGTACCGTTTCCAGAATTTTATAAAATTGGTGAATGGCGCTTTCTTCTACCCAGGTAGCGCCCGACCTGTTAATGGGACTGTTGATCCGGTATTACGTGTTTTTGAATTTCCGCTGTCGCTCGCGGGAAGGATTGGCCCGGTTATGGCTGGCTGGCGGAAACGGCGACACGTCCGCGCGCTGTTATTCTTTGCGTATGCACTGCGTTTTGATGTAGTCCTGTAATCCGGTGATCTTCGCGTCTTTCTCTTTTAGTTGTTCTCTGAGGGATAGATAATTTGATTGAGCACTGGCAGTAAGTCTACAGGTGGCTCCATTAATGCTGCTGGCGGTTCCGGTGGCGTCGTGCACGTACACTGGCTCGGCGTTGACGTGCAACCTGATAGCACCGCTATCAATGCCAGCGCGAAGATCGGCAATGTCAGATCTGATAGCTTTAATCTCATCGTGATACCTCTTATCAAGTTTTGACAGTTCGGCGTTTCGCTCCTTCATCTGCTGGATAGTGTTACTTGCTGTTTTTAGTGCGCCTTTCGTCACCGTGACTTCTTCCTGTAACCTTGCCGCCTCACCCTGGTAATAACACGTTACGGCGGTAAGCCCGGCAATAATGCAAACAACAACGGCGATGATTAACGTCTTCACCTTGTCCATGTTTCACCCCATTCGCAAACGGCATATTCAATATCACGGCGGTTAACCAGGCCTTGCCACTTCTTACCGCCAGCGTATACCCAGCGTTTAAGCTGTGCGCACGCTTCCGATTTCTTGCCGTCATTAAGTAGCTTTAATAAGGTTGATGTTTTGAAGTTGGTTGCGCCTACGTTATAGGCGAATGAATAAAGTGCTGCGCGGGTAAAATCTGATATTTCGACTTTGATATATGGGTCAATCGCTTTTGCGGTTTTGTGTAGATCTTTGTTCAACAAAGCATCGCATTCAAATTGCGTGTAAGTCTTACCAAGCATGATGTCCTTTCCGGTGTGACCGTGGCAAACAGTCCATACACCGACAACATCACGATAAGGATCATATTCCACGCCTTCCAATGGTTTAACCATCACAGCCGCAATAGCGATAGCCCCACCAGCCGCCGCAGCAATAATTTTATTCTTTAGCGATTGGCTAATCATGTTACTTATTCCCCATTCGTGCGTCGTGTTCCTCTTGCGCTCGCTTGTTCTCCTGTGATTTGAAGTAATAGTTAACGGCAAATGTGCCAATGGTTGATAAGATACCCACAAAGACGGCAACGTCATTAATGGTTATCGCACCAAAAAAAGCGGTTACGGTCCCTGTTACATAAGCGCACGCCGCCCGTATTTTGTCGAACATAGATTTACCTCCAACAAAGCAAAAACCCGGCGCTGGGCCGGGTAGTTACAGTTTCGCATTGTTAGAGAATATTTTAATCTGTTTGTTTACGCCCTACAAATACGGCTTTAACGATAAGGGCCAAGCAAACGCACAAGCCATTCTTTGTATTTGGCGGCAACGTGTTTTGGTGCAAAATATCCTTGCACTTCCTTACCACCTCGCCACTCCCTTCTAAATTCGCACTCGTTTTGATACTCCTTTCCGCTTTTACTATCCAGCCAGCAAGCAGGTGAGTATCCTTTTTCAGTTCCGAACCGATGCCATATTGATGACAGTAAAACCATTTCTTCCATATTCCCCCCAACAAATACGGCTTTACGGCTTTCTATATATCAGGCCATTATCAAGCAATGTTTGCATATGCCACCGATCCATGTCGCTTAATTCCCAATAAGGATCATCATCAGGTCTTATCATCACCGATTCACCTCTAACCAAATAGACGATGTTAAATACCTTATGTAAATAGATACCATCTTCGATCTCGTTCATAGGTCGCTAACCCTCACCAGTTCACCAGCATCAAGAAATATTTTAATTGTTTCTCGCGTCGTCTTAATGATTGGCGCTACCCACTCACCACCGCCAACGCGGATGCGAATATCATCACCTTCTACGCGGTAAAACAGCCCGTCTACTACTGTTGCGTACACCCCATCTTCAATCATTTCTTGCGCTCCTTAATAGCTCGATTGATCTGCTCTGCCGTAGCGTCGAAGAAAGCGATAAACACAGTCACAGGCCAAAAAGGAATCTCAAGGCCACCAGGTTCAGCGCCGCTAAACTTAATAAAACATGACATCAGGATCGCGCCAGCGATATAAAGCAAAACAATCACAGCGATAAGGCATTCAATCATCATCATCCTCGTCTTCATGTTCAGCCAGGAAATCATCGACGACGCGGTAAGTGACTGGCGGGATGTATTCGAAATCATCGCTATCAAGATCAAGCGTCCTGCTGTCGCCGTCGTCGTCAATCGTATTCATTCCCAACTCACCGAAAGGGCCGTACCCAATGTGGCCCAGATATTCGCAACCAACCGTAAAGCCAGGGTATTCGCCTTTACACCTGACTTTATACAGCTTATTTGATGCGCTCAATTTCCACCCCTCCGTTTTCGCCTTCAGTCATTTTGTATTCTGCCACCAGTTCGGCCCCAACCAATTCAACATCAGCATCAGCTATGCCAGGGAACGCCAGATAGGCAAAAATAAGGCTTTTAATTCTATTCAGGTCTTCAAGATGGTCTGCATTAAAAGGCGGTTCAGATACGTGAAAGCATTTAACGTGCGCATCGTCTTCAGTAGCTACACGGAAACATACGCCACGTTCACCTGCGAATTGTCCAATTTCTTTATCTTCTGGAAAATTGCCACGGAAAACCTTAACGCTGATAAATTTACTCATTGTTTATTCTCCTTCGTAAAGAGTTGTCACCAGTTCGGCATCAATTAGCGTGTTATGATCTGCATAAAACCCGTGGCGCAGAATTGAGGCAAGGCCAGCCACTTTACGCCACATAGGGGTCGATTCGTTCAGATATTCTTTCTCCCTTTTTTCGCTGTATGCCAATTCATAAAACCGACCACGATTAACATCTTCAATCACGCGGATGTACTCACCATCAAGTCGGCTATTGCCGCGCCATAGTCTGATTGTTTTCATATCACATACCCTTTATGTTATTTAATTCCTCTTGAGCGCGTTTAATTCTCTGCTCCCTTTTCAGTCTTTCCACCGGGATGATTTGATAGCCTTCCTGTTCCTGTTTACCGATAACCAGTTTTTGCAACTGATTTTTAGTGAAAATGCAATCATCATCAGTTATATAAAGCCAGTCACCACGCTTGCCGACAATAACGTGATCATTCCCATTCTTATCGGTAAAAGTAGCGTGATAGAACGCATCGTTATAGGGAACTTCAACAAAACAGCAAGCAATAAATTTAGCGCTTTTCATGATTACACCCTTCTGATTTGATGGGGCCATCCGGCCCCGTGTTTTATGCTTCTTCGTCTCCTTTAAACCCTAAGCACTCCGCGTACTCGTCAATGCTTAATGCTTCTTCACCTTGTGCCAGCAATTCAAAGTAGCGGGCGTATAACTCAAAAACCCATGCCGGATATTTAGCGTTAGCGCTCATCTTCTTGCCTCCCCTCCGTCTTTCCGTGGCTTATATATAACAAAATGGCACTGTCGAAACAATGCCATTTCGTATACATTGTGATACAGATCACATTTATGGTTGTCCAACGCCTCACCACTTAACAAAACGCGCGATCGGTTCCGTACCAAACTGACTGGTAACGTGTCCACGCGCGTAGCAATCCCAATAGCGCCACGCGTCGCCGAGGTCGTCTTTAATGTATTGGGTGTTAAGTTCATCACCAGTCAGGTGATCTACGGTATATATTCCGCCAACCTCAAAGCATGATGATTTTGATTCAGTGCATCTGACGTACATTAGAAAACACCTTTATAATCGACCGTATATTTTGCTATCAATTTCCATTCACAATAGTTTTCCATGTCACGCGGTTGCCATCCCTTCATCCCTACAGCACCCCGCGCACCGTGACGGCGATAATCATCGTTATAGTCAGCTATGCACCACGGCTGAAGCACAAACATATAATTAGCTTCATTAACCAGGATCGCCATCCGCTTTCCTGTTGCCTTATCTTTCGCCCGGAAATAACTTACCCTGATTTTCATGTTTAATAACCTCAATCAACATTTCTTCTTCCAGGTTAGCCGGACGTTTACGAAATATCCCGGCAAAAACCAGATCTTCGAGTAGGTCTTTACGCTTAAATAAACACTCTTTCATTATCACCCCGTTGTCGCTGCGATATACGACGCCGTTTTTCAAAAAATAAAAAGTGCTGGTATTTGTTTGAAGGTATAAATCTTCGTAAACGTCCATGATATTAACCCTCGACTACTTGCAAGCCGCGCCCCTTATCGCCTACGAAGTCGCCCAGGCTAAACGTATATGACCACGCCGGGTTAATGTAGTAATCATCAGCACCGTGAGCGATAAGGTCTTTACCCAAAATGACGCAGGTCACATCATCAGAATGAACAACGTCTACCGTTTCCCCTACCACGCGTTTTAATGATGGGTAGCCGTGATCGTGCAAGAATTTAACTTTCATATTTCTTTCCCTTTATAAGTAACAGCATCAGCGATCAACAATACCGCCAGCAATTCACCGTCATGTAACGGGTCTGGAATAGCAAAAAATATGTCGCTGTTTTTGTCCGGCACTACTACGCGCATATTTCCCTGTTTGTCTTCATGCACGAACCACGGCTTTTCGTGTGGCTCAAACATGCCGAAAAGTAATTTAAGATCTATTTCTTCACCCTTCGTGAATAACGACACATCAGTTGTAGTGATAACTAACGCTTTCTGATCTGCTGTTTTCTTCGCTCTCATTCCTCTGTCTCCCAGCGGTCTATGCTGATTAAAAAGTCCCGGATAGCGTGTCGCTCGTCGCGCGTCGGTTTACGCTTCCGGTAAATTTTGAAATCGAACCATTCTTTTTCTTGTTCGAAGTCCAGATCGTAAGCAAGCGCCTCGATATATCCGCAGTCGTGATACTGGTAAGCCACGCCAGCACGAACAAAAAAGCGGGTTTTATCCCGCTTGTGTTCATAGATACACATATTTGCCCCACTATGCAGTTGTGTAACTATCAACCAGCTTTTCATCCTTCATTCTGGCAAGCTGGGAGATATTCATCGTGTAGCCTTCATCAGAGAAAAGCCACTCCGCAGCCTTGCGACGAAAAGCTATATCATCATGGTTGCGCGTCCATGTAGCGATCACCACGCGTTTCCCGTTAGTGGCGAACATAGACAATTCATTATCAACTACGTCGATACCCTGCCAGATTTTTAGTTCCATGATTTATCTCCGTAGATTTTGAATAGTTCACACGCTTCCTGATTTTCAAATATATTCATATGCAGGTCACGCAGGCGGCGCATTGTGCGGAATCGCGGCCTGAACTCCTGGCTACGTTTAATGTATTTGCCGCCAATTGAATAAATATGCCCGTATGCGTACCATCTGTTACCTACCCATATATCATATTCTTTGCCTTCGTAATTAAATTTTATCGTTAGCTCGCCAACCTCAACTATTAACCCTTTATCAATGATGTCATTAAGCATTTCGTCCCATTCTTTGAGGAATGGTTGTTGATAAAAACCAAAAAGCGTATTTGCAGCATGGCAAAGATAATCAATGATTATTTGCATATTATCACCACATCATATAATAAACGTTATCGTTAGCTACTTCGTCGGCTTGTTCCTGTGTTAATAGCGGCGCACTTTCCATGAAAGCATCAGAATAATGCCACTCATAAACAAGCATACGCGCCCATTTGCGGCGCTGGCGCTTATTGTGTCGCAGATCATCAAAAGCCTTTAATGCTTTATCGTATGCCCTTACAAGGCGCTTGCGGTTACTTTTCATTGCCATGATCCTGTAAACAGTCGTTATAGCCTTCAATGTATCCGGTTAATCCAGTGTTACTAACCGACCAATCAGCCGAACGGCGCTTGATGGCCTTATCCATAGTCATTTCGTCGCCTGGTCCGCATGGCTCAATGTATTTCATTAATTCCGTAACTATAACCGCCCTTAACTGTTGCGCATTTGAGTACATCCTAGCTTTATCGGTTATTCCGTTTATGAGATCCCTAAATTCATGCTCTTTTAATTTAGGCTTCATTGTCGTCACCTTCGAAATACTGCTCAATCGCACGTTTGACGTTCATTTCTCGCTGATAATTGTTACCGCTATAGATTGCGGCTGCCGATACGTGATCGATAATTTGCTGTAATAAATAAGGATGAATTTTTATTTTTTCATCAAGGGCAATGCGAGATGGCTTATATGCTGTAGCAATATCATTAACAATTTCTATCTCACCACCGCCGCCGCAGCGAGGACAAACGAATTTATCACCTTGATACAGCATGAGGCCGCAACCTTTTTCGGTTTTTACGACCATGCCATCGTCGTCGCAGTTTTCGCAATACAGCCACCCAATGTTAAGTATTTTCATTGTCGTTACTCCGTCCGTAAATATGTACTGGCTTAATTGGCACGGCTGGCAATTCGCCATCATTTAACGCGCTTGCCATACCCAATATTAAGCGTGCTTCAGCACCAGTGACTTTCTTACACCATGCGCCGCCTGTTTTATCTTCGAACAAGATAACGGCAAACTGATCGTTTATTTCCAGTTTATCCATCATTCACCCCGCGTAACTCGTTTAATTTCGTTATCAGCCCGCGCCTCTTCCTTGAACAATTCAGCGATGGCGTCTTCATAGAAAACCCGGTATTTTTTCCACCATGTTGATCGGCTTACCGGAAATACAAGCTGATTAACCGCACGCCGGACAAGATCTACAGGGAAACGCGAGTACCCGCGCCCGCCGCAATGCTGGCACGTTTTGAACACTGGCATTTCCGCTGCTTCACTGGCTGCTTTATCCGGTATCTCGCCGCGCCCTTTGCATCGTTTACAATGATTGCGAACTTTTCCATGCCCCTTGCATTTTTTGCAAAGGTGTTTTTCTCCGTAGTCGTCAAACGTAAATTTATATCCGCCGCAATCCATACAAGTTTTTTCTGTCGCGGCACTCTGGCAGTAATCCCGAAACGCGAAAACGGCAACAAGAATAATAAGATCATTGCGTTTGTCCTCGTCCAGCTCCATGACGTATTCGTAATCTTTTGCCATAGCTCTTAAACGCTCTGTAAGCAAAACTACGGCCCTGTGTTTTTCGGCTTGCGATAGTTCCATCTTCCCTAAAAAAGCGCTGTAACCAAGCTCTACGCGCGATTGCGCCATACCTGCAGCGGTTAGCGCATCAGTCGTATTAAGCGCATCCGGGGATGTGCCCCGGCTTTCGTCTGATAATCGCGGTGATTTGGGAAAGTGGAATTTCAGAATGGATTCTAAATTCATTATTTCCCCCCGTAACGAGCAATAAGTTGTTTACGATCAGAAATAGACTGGACTAACTTTTTCTCAAGCTCTTTCAATGCAAGCAATTCGCGCATATGAAAAGCCCGGATTTGTCGGACTGTAGCTAAATCATGCTCATCGCGCTGAATATCTATTTGCAGATCTTTAACTTCGTTTTTCATTGCTCACCCCACATATTAGTCGCGTATTCGTCAATATCCGGTAGTAGGTCGCCGCGTTCGCGGATCTTAATAAACAAGCGTCCGCCTTTTACCTTCCGGCAGCGGACAATTTTTATTGAGTCAATTTGTCCATCATCTTTCCAAAATCCGGCATAAGTAAGGCTGTCAAATAGGCATTTAGGGATATTATCAAGATCCCTGGTCCGGTTATCAGGCGGCGCGGCATAAATGGCGATTGCCAGTCGGCAAGACAGGTTAATGTCTAGATTTAATAATTCGATGATGTCTTTTACTTGTTCCCGGTATTCCTTCCCCACTTCGCTGATATAGTGAAAACCCCGTGAATGTCGGTAATAGCGGTTATTCGATGGCGGGTAAGGCAGGCTAAAAGTATATTCATTCATGCTGCCTTTCTCCTTAAGGCGTCCAATTTCGCCTGATAGATGTTTATTAGCTCCTTACATTCTGCGATCGTCCATTTATGCGTATCATTGTTGTTTTCCAGTGCTACCACCCTTGCGAGGCCAATTTTTCGAATCAGTGCCGGGCGATACCCTCCGATGCTGCCGTCTAGTGTCTGGTTGCAGTGCCTACATTGCTTATGGCAATTATCCTCGTTGAAGCGAAGGTGTCCGGCGGCGGCTACCGTCCTGTAATGACCTGCATCCCACCCGCATTGCTCACCGTAGTAAGTCCCGCAAGATATACACGGCAAGCGCGCGTCACGTTCGCGAATATAGGCGTTAAATACATTTTGAACTTGTTTGATCCAATAACTACGCGGATTTAACTGTTTACGCTTCCGGTTGCGTTCTTCCCTCTGGCTATCACGGCGTTTCTTCCGCTCCATAGCCTTCATAGCCTTCTCACGGTCGCGGCATAGCTGGTCAAACTTCAGTTCTTCCAGACATTCATCGCTGCACCACGTTTGATTGTGATATTTAGGCTCAAAAAAAACGCCGCAGCATTTGCAACGGCGTCTTATTGGTTTCTTAGGGTTTTGCATAAAAACCACCCCGATTATTCTTGATTCTCTGTTTCGTTCAGCCTTTCGGCGTGTCCAGCCCTTAGCAAGCGATCTACGCATTCGTTGCACTCGTTACATTCTCCCTTCTTCGTGCTGCATACACTGCACATTGCACGCATGACACTTTCCCGTTCATAGTCGTCATGCCATTGGTAATTCTCAAAAGACATAATGCTCTCTCCTTTTTCAGGTGATTTTTACGCATTTCAGCGTTACCGGATTTTTAAAGAGCATTTTGTTTGTTTGAAGTATACAAAACGGATACATGCGAACAAACAATAAAGCGCCATTATGTGATCCGCATCACACAATGACGCCATTTTGTAAACATCAATCCGGTAAAACGCGGTTAAGAGTAGTCCGCGTGATTGCCCGGTCATTAGCCAGGAATACAGCACGGGCGAATCCTCGCGGCGTGAGTGAGCGGATCATCTTAGTGCGCTTCGACTTCCAGCCTAACTTCGCGTGCTGCTTACTATCTTCCCACTCATCAGGCATTGGTACAGGCCGAAATAGCGGCTGTTTAAATCCGTTGCCGCACCAGATACAAGTTTTCTTCGTGTAGGCGTCGCGGTCGGCGATGTATTCCGGGAAAGCTGGATGCTTATCATCTTCCGGCAGGTAGCCACCGTAAGCGCACGGATTAAAAATGAAATCCGGCTTACGCCATAACGTTGACAGTGCTCCAACCGGGTTTTCCACCATCCACGGGACGTGGTACATGTCAGCAAGCGTTTCTACCAGTTTTGCGTTGTATGCCGCCTTCTGCTGGAAGTAAGGATCTTTTTCACGCTTGCTTGAAAACCAACGAGCGCCGGACACCGCAAGATCGTCGCACGGAGGAAAGCCCAGGATAATGTCAGGATCTGGATAAACAGACAATTCAGGGGAGAACATTACCAGGAAATGGCTGTCAATCCATACGTTGACATATTCAATGTTAGGATGAATGATCTTGACGCCTTCATAATCGCCATGATTAGCGCCGTCATAATTGAAACAATAACACTTATAGCCAGCGTCGGCCCAATCTTTAACGGCGTACCCGCTGCCGTCGTACAGCGACCACACCACCCAATTTCTAAGCCCACTCATTTCCTACCCTCGAACGTAAAATAGCGACGAATGATGATAGTGATCACCGTTACAGCCGCCATTTTTGAGATGAATTGCATAGCTGATATTTCCGGCATAAATGCCATAAACGATAGCGTGGGAAAAATTAACGCATCACCAATGGCGGACGCTATATTCGCAGGCCAGCGTTTTGAATCGAAATCGCCAGGTAAAATCCGGTAAACACCGCCAGAAATAAGCGCACCGGAAACAACCGCGACGAATGACGCGATCGCCACCATCCCGGCATCGTAGTTTATCAGCACCGTGATTGCGCCAGCGGCGGCGCATGTTGTAGCCGACCATTTCAGGCCGCCGTCATATAACAGGAAGTCACGGATCATCATATTGACGCACACGGCGGCTACCGTGGTGATCGGAATTACCCACGGGCCGCAGTGGTTAACAATAAGGTTAATGATCACGAAAACGGCGACATAAATGCAGGCCAATAACCTGTCAATTGTCACCCTTTCCATTTTTATGATACCCCGCCGCGCGTAGTAGTGATTCGTTATCACACTTACCATCAAGCCTGTTTGCAAGGACACTATTTAGCGTTACCTTGCTGCTGGCGATTAAGTCGCCTGGTATTGAGGCATTCTTACAGCCGCAATTTAACGGTATATCAAAACAGCCCGTTTCTTTCTTTGTGCTTCCTCCCGCTCCGTTAATATTTGCTCCGCTTTTAGCGCGTTATAGCTAATCAAATCAATTAGCGTGTCTGTCGGATCTGATTTATTGCTTAAAATGGCCTCTAAACGCGCCTCCTTGAGACAAATTAGCAGATCCCATACATCAAGCGGGGTTAAATCTGCTCCCTTCTTAGCGTTGTAAATAGTGGCTATTTTTGGCGCTGATTTTTCCTCTTTTTTGTCGTAGCCGTTTTGTTTACCTCTTTGCTCTATGGTTTCCGCTGCAAGTCTCAATAAATCTGCTGCCTTAGTCATTATCTGCACCTCTTGCATATAGCTCTTTACGTGTTATCTGCGTGAAAATACATTCATGTCTGCACCGTGGATGCCAGATCAAGAACAAGCTCCCCTTATTGTTTCCGCTTGCTGGTTTACCCGTCGCGGCATTAATAAACGCCAGCCGCCCGCGCGTGATTAATCGGCATTCATTTGCCGTCTCCACGCCGTTCATAAACCAACTAACAGAAGTGTCGGCTGGCAATAACATTACACAGCCAATATGATTTCGGTGGTGTTCAAACGCCGCCTTATCAACGAATGGTCCCGGATTAGAATATGGTGGATTCATCCAGACATATTCACCAGGCATCGCCACCGCTCCCCACGGGTAATTAAGCGTGTTCATTTCTTCGGTTATATATCGCGGAACTAATGCATTTGCCTTGTTTGCCGCCACGTCCGCGACGAATTCGAATTCCCGATCCATTCCTCTAAAAACAGGTTTCGGCGTCTGCCATAGGTCTTTTATTTCTTTCGGCGTATGACTGCCGCCGTAATCATTTTTCATTGCGTCCCCCTTAGAAATAATCCTGCTCCGTCCCCCAGCGGTTATTCAGATACCCCACCAACCACACAAAACGCTCAATGCTGATTAGCGGGGCGACCTTGCGATAATGCTTGTCGAGTATCAGCCGCGTGGCTTTATCGCTGTAGCCGTTCTTCTCTACCTCCGCTTTGCAGGCCGAAAGCGCGGCGCGGGCGGCAGTCTTTACGGCGTTAAATTGCGGCTCTGACATATTGAATAAGGCCATAGGATCACCATGTGTCAGTCCAATCCGGCGCGGCAGTCCAGCAAAAACCAATGAATGCGCTAACAGCCAATAAAGCGCGGGCTGCAAAAAGAATATTCCCAATGTCGTTAAATTCAGGAAGCGACCACGTAATAAACATAGCCCCCAGCATAATAACACCGATAACAGTCAGGGCCGCCAGGAAAACAAAAAGCGTAGCCAAAAGCCACGCCCCCAACCAGTTAAAAAAGCTCTTAAGCATTTTAAACGTCCTCAATTACCCCGCCTTTCACGCGCTCTTTAATATCCCATACGTGAGGCTTGCATATTTCTTGATAGTAGTGATCCGGCCTGCTGCCGAAATACCATTTGCCATCCATATAAAAATAAACGCCAGAAAAATTTCCTGGCGCTGCCTTTGTTGCTGCTTCTGGAATTTTCCATTCCATGTAATGTTTAAATTTCATGAGTTTTTAAATAACCTCTTCTGAATGCTTTGATGTAAATTCCTAATCTCCTTATATGTTGAACGCCATCAATAAGACGTATTAAATAAATCGCTCCTTTTGCGTCAGATACAAATCTACACCCGAAACCAATGCCAACTAATTTTAGGCTATCAGGTATTCGATAATCAGTTTCTTGTTCCATACATTACCTCATATGGTATTCAATAAACCACCTGATAAACAGGTATAAGGCAATAAAACCCCAGAAACAGCACATATAAAACAATGTATCGTCCATAATTAAGCCTCAATAACACCGTAATCAAACGTGCCTAAATACCGTTCGATACTTACAACCTCAATACCATCAATACACCGTTTCCACACAGACACCTGGCTTTCATTTTCTCTGAAGTGCATATTAGAAAGCACTTCATCGGCTGGATAGTCTTTCCCGGCGACGTAGGCATCGTGACCTACGCCACCTTCTACGCAATAAAGCATCAATTCGCGTTCCATTTTTGCTTCCTCCGCACCGTAAACCTTTTGATTTCGGCTTACAAAACGGATATACAATCACAATACAAAATGTATATTTATGTGATCGGAATTACTCGGTTAATGCAGTACACGTTTTCCCTGTTCAGGCGTCGGCTGTGCGTTTTTCCGTGCGTAATTAAGCACAGCGATAGCCGCCTGTACGCCGAAATCATTTGCACGCATATCATTGCCAACCATTTCACCGTAAAACAATGGCATGAGCGCTTTTACTTCTTCCTCTTTGTGGCCTTCCTCAATGCATTTCTGCAACATCTTAACCTCAAAGATATTTTTCATCAGGACGCGCATAGAATGCAGTGAAACACTACCAAGCTGTTCCTTGTTCAACGGGAAAATGACAGCACTTCCGAACGCGAGCGGATCAACCTCTTCCGGCACTGGTACGCGTCCGAATTCTTCCTCCATGCGCTTCACAAAAGTAAGAGAGAATACATAACGCGCTACCGATGTTTTTTCTTCCATACTTAAAGACACGTAATCGCGGATTGACGCACCCATCACAATATCAACAACCTGTAGCGCCAGATTCAAATCAGCGTCATACGCGCCAGCTTCCATATCTTTCAATACTTCGTGATAATCTTTAATTTCCACTTCGTGAAAGTTTGCATCATCTGTATAGCGAGTGATCAACATACCTTCATTACCGAGAGAGTAAGCTGTTTTGATGTCGTTCATGATATTTATCCTTTTATAGTGGGTGATGCCATTTCATTTCAGTTTCTGAATTAAACGGGTTTCCTTCGCTTGAAAGGAATAAATCACGCTCCCGTTTCAGTTCTTCCGGGCTTATTTCTATTTCATCAATCTGACCGAACGATCCCGGCATCATTCGTTTTAAATCAGATAGCGGACGCATAAGGCCGCAGCCGCGTAACAGCATATCGACCGCGAATTGTCTACGTCCGCCAGCGTCATTGAAGCGCCGCGCCCAGGGCACAACCACGATCCGGCGTTCGAATTCGATAAATAGTGATAGCTTGTTTGTTTCGCTATCATATGCTTTATGGAATTTAATTTTCATTTAACACCTCAACATATTGTTCAAGATGCCATTGACCCACCTCATCATCTTCCTCGTCAAATAATGTTACCTGACCACCAGGCCCAAAAGAAAAGGCAGCTATGATAAATTTATACCCATACCACGTTCGGATCTTTTCGCCGCCTTTTAAATCTTTAACTTTCACCAATTTTATAGCCATACGCCGAACATCCCATTCAGTCCGGCGAACAATTTCCGCCAGTGGTTTTCAGCATAAGCCCGGAACGGCTTAACGCGAACATTGCGGGCCTTCAGTTCAATATCATCAAAGTAGCGCGGTTCGATGATTGTTCCGTCCAGGTATTTAACCACTAGCGGGCGCTCGAGATCGTTATACATCTTATTCAGTACAACCAGGCCAGGGTCATCACGATATTCAGGCAACACGACAAGATCACCAGACTTTGCATCCCATGTTTTCATCACAGCAACCCTCTGAAAATAAAGCTAACCAGCGCAGCAAATGCGCCACAAGAAACAAACACAAACAGGAAGCAAATAATGCAAAACGCGACAGTCACAATATCCTTACCGACTTTCATAATTGGCCTCACATGTTAGTAATGAGTTTAATGATCGCTGCCGTGATATAAAGAGATGCGCTGAGATACAGCACAGCGATAGACAAAGCCGCAAGCAATGCGGCAATTTTTGCAAGGTTCATTTGCCACCCTCCGCAATAAACTTATTAAGCCACTTGTTATTAGCCAGCCGTTCGGCATCTTCGCCAAATGATTTACGAACGCTTAATTCCTGGCGCGTTGGGAAAGGCCACTTATCCGTCCACCCAGCCGACGTTTCAAACTCGTACAGCCCGCCACCGAAAGTGATAAGTTCATCAGCGCCGTCAGGAATTTCATTGTCAACTTCTTTATCTTCGATCATGATTTAATACCTCATTAATCGTTAATAACCTGGCCCATACGCCCGCGATATTTGCGCATACGCGGATCGACATATTCAGGCCAATGCATATCCGGTTTTCTTTGCAGCGGATAAAAACTTGCCTGCCAGTTGTCGAACCATATTTGTTTTGCGTACAGGTCACTAAATCTTTTTGCCATCCGTTCCGCTGCCGTGCCGCATAAAAAAAGCCCGCGATCGATTTGATCGCGGGCTTCTTTTAATACTTGCTCTTTTGTTCGTGGTTGCGGCGGCGGTTTTAGATAATCACTCATCGCTAACACATTGATTCTAAAAAGGAATATCGTCGTCGAAGTCCATCGGAGGCGGATTATTCCCGTTATTATTCTGCTGCTGCGGCGGCGCTTTCTGCTGCTGTCCTTGCTGCTGGCCTTGTTGGTTAACATTCATGAATTCAAATTCATTAACCGCCACTTCTACCGCAGTCCCCTTCGTGCCGTCGTTCCGGTCATATTGCCGAACATCCAGGCGACCGCTTACCACTATTTTTCCACCCTTGCGGATATGTGGCGCTAATTTTTCCGCACGCTCACCAAATACCAGGCAAGTGATCCACATTGTCCGCTTGTTATCACCGTAGCCATTCGTTACAGCTAACGGAAAACTACCAATCGCTTTACCGTTTTGCGTGTAGCGAACTTCCATGTCGTTTCCGATATTCCCGCCCAGCGTAATTGAATTCAAACTCATTAACCCATCTCCCCGTTAAGCTCTGCGACCCGGATGTCATAAACATCTTTTGCCTTGATTCGATGTTCCGATCCTTCCGGTAGTAATTTCCAGCATTTGCCAAATATTTCACGCAGCTTGTTAGCGTCCTGCGCTTTCGCTGCTGCATCACAGAAACGTGCTAATACTTCATCAGGATTTGGCGGCGCTTTCTTCTGCTGCGGTTGTTGTTTTGGTGGGTTTTTCTGTTGTCGCGGCTGCTGGCCTGTCTGCTTCGCGTAAGCATCAGTATCAGGATCGCGAGCATCATCTATACAGAATAAACCGTTCAAAGCATATTTACGCGCGTAACTTGATGTTGCTCCTGTTAGCTGGCTGGCGTCCATACCCTTCTTGTTTTCTTCCTCCCTGGCATAAGCAGTTACCGCTATTACGTCTTCACCGTCGCTTAGCGTCGCCGTTGCTTTCACATAATAGCGATTGCCGATCAGGACAATTTCATCACTAACAGTCAGCGTGATATTTTGAAGCAGTGGTTTAACCGCCTCTAAAATATCCTCCGCCGACCTGTAATTATATCCACCAAAATTATTACGCTGATTTTTCGGCGCGTTCAGCGTTTGCTGAATCGTCCATAGCTTTTTATGTAACTCTGTTTTCACCATTTAATCTCCCGTGCTGTTAACACTATGTATAAGGCTTTATTCGCGGCGCTCCACATTTCGGCATCGTGAAGCATTTCCGCTACTGCCAGTTTGAATTGAAGCGCCTGAATAACCATAATGTCATCTCCGGATGTTTACATTTTGTATTAATGGTAGCGGACTTTATCCAGGGGTTTTTCCCCTAAATGGCGTGGTTGCGTTGCGTGGTAGTAGCTGCCGCTTTCATTTTCCGTATACCATTTTACTGATCCTTTGCGACGTTCTTTAATGCTATTTGGTTTGCATCTTTCCTCGTTTGCAAATCGAATAGCTTTATCCACATTGTCTGTTTTATTGATTGCAGGTGATGATTTTCTTTCGTTTTCTCTTTTTATCCTTCTGCGTTCCCTGGCATTCATTTTGCTATCACATTTACCATATATAATTGTAACGCTCATAATCTGATCTCCGTATATCCTTGATGATACTTAATAAAAAATCATCTTCGTTAATTGCCGCACTTCCAGCGGCTGACCAGATTGTTAATGAGCGGCTTAACATCTTTCAACTAATCCCGCAATCATCGCCGTTCCCGGCGTGACCTTGCTCACTCCAAGCAAGCTGACTCGTCGCCTTGCGTGCGGTTTCGTGGGGGATGTAACGCTTTAAACACCCCATGCGCCTTGTTATCAGTGCCGCTTTCGGTCCCCCATCGGGGAGTTACTCCACGGTTGACAAGGTGTTAAGCCTGATTTTTAAAGTGCCAGGAAGTTGCTTTTGTTACCTGCGCCCTTCCTTTGACTCGCAATATACGCCCCGTAAAACATCGAGTCAATCCATTTTGTATACTTTTTTAAAATATTTTATATGCCATTGATATTTAAATAATAAATAACGTTTTCTGTTTACGTTTTGGTGTTTCCCAGGCAAAGAAAAGCCGCCATTCGGCGGCTAATGTTTATGGCAGGTTTACGATCTTCGCATCAACCACCACGCCTATAATTTTTGATTCTGGATTCATAGGGATTGGCGGATACAGCGGATTGAGCGAACGTAAAAGCCTTTGACCTCCATCAATAATCAACTGTTTAAACGTCGGTATCTGCCCTTCCTCAAGCTGGGCTATAACCAGTTTGCCGTCAATAGCTGGCGCGTGCGGGTCCACAAGTATCATCGTCCCCGCCGGGATGCTCAACCCCTGCGGCGCGTTCATTGATTCACCTTTGGCAACCAGCCAGTAACTGTCATCTGAACAAATAACGCTAGTCGTAACGTGTCGTAATGCTGAACGCCTTGCGTCATCCATATTGTTTACTGTGTCCTTCCAGTCAATAACCGGGTAACTACCTAAATCACGCGGCGGCACGGCCTGAAGTGTATTAGAAACAGAATCATCAATGACCATGCCATCATGTGTAACAGTAAACTGCCGACGACCAAGCTCGCGCATAATCCGCGCAATATCTTCAAGATTTGGCTCTCGGCGACCGTTCAGCCAGTGTGACAGGCCGCCTTTAGTTATCCCCATACGATCCGCGAGCGAATCCTGGCTCATGCCCTGCGCCCGCATGAGCTGCTTTGCTAAGTCATACCATTTTGTTTTCATGTCGCTACCCTATAACCTCAAAAAGTTTGATGCAAGTCACAAAACGTGTATTTTAAGCCTTGATCTTAAAATTCCATTTTGTAAACTTGCAGACAAGGTAAGGCCATACTTGCAAAGACGCAAGGAAAAAGATAACGGAAGGCACAAAAAGGCACTTACCTTATGCTCTTTAAAAATCCGGTGTCGCTGCGAAGCGAAAAACAAATATCACGCAACGGCGGGATCTGTTGAGCGGTCAGTCACTGCTATCTAATGCTAATGGGATGCCCGCCCGCGCGTTCACTCTAACCATAGGAGAAAATGCGATGAGTATAAACATGATTAGTAAAGCATGGAACGTAAAACTTAATAGCCCGATTCAAAAACTTGTCTTAATGGCTCTGGCTGAAAAGGCAGATAACAAAGGACGGGTACATGATGCATCACGCAAAGAAGTAGCCGCAATGTGTGAACTTCCTGTTCATACGGTACATGATGCCTTCGCCGCGTTAATGGATAAAGGATTTGTTTGTCGTCTTGATGCATTCAGTGATGTCTATGTAGTGATGTTGCCGGAGGGATGATCTATGAAGTGGTTTAAGCATGACAGCGATGCGAACCGCGATGAAAAACTTCAAAACGTTTTGTTAGATTATGGCCTGGAAGGGTACGGGCTTTATTGGTATTGCCTCGAACTAATAACTTATGACGTAGATCAGCACAATCTGACTTTTGACCTACGACATGACGCGAGAATCATTGCGCGAAACGTCGGATCGACTGAAAAACGTATAGAAGAAATGATGAAATACTTCATCGAAATTGGTTTGTTTGAATGTTCTCAAGGCCACATAACTTGTTTAAAGTTATTGAAAAGGCTTGACCAATCAATGACTTCTAAAAGCGCGTACAGGGCCGCCATAAACACAGCTAAGGAGCAATTAAAATTAGAAAAGTTAATCAATCCAACACAAAAAGGTCATGATAGGGTCATGACCGGGTCAGGAAAGGGTCATGAATTAGAATTAGAAGTAGAAGAAGAAAGAGAAAAAGATATATACACTTCGTGTATTGTCGAAAATGAACAAAAAATGGTCAATCATGATGGCGTAAACGAAGCGGCGTTGCGTTGCCTGGCCTTCTACAACGACAAGGCAGGATGCAAATGTCGTGATGCGAAGCCATTCATCGAACTACTGACAGAAACAAAAACACGTAAAGCGTATACGGAGGATGAGATCACATTAGTGATTGAGTGGGCTTTAACGCAATGGCGTAGCCGTGGTGGAACACCTAAGCCTATCAATATTTGCCGGGTAACTAAATTTGATGGGTATCTGACTGATGCTGAACAATGGCGCAAACTGTCAGCCACTGCAAACGCTGCCGACGTGGTGGAAGCATTTAACAGCACGTTTGACGGCCTGTTACCACCTGTCGAACTGGATCGGGATCTTGAACGCAAGATCTATGCGTTCACTGACTACCTGAAAGACAAAAGCATTAACGGCTTTGTCGCCTACTTCGAAACATTCAAAAACACGGCTTCAGATTTTTACTTCGGCAATGGCTTCACAGCGACACTTGATTTCCTGCTTAAACCAAAAACGCTACGCGACACACGCGCAGGCGCTCTTTGACCAACCACGATTCGCAAAAATCCAAAATTACCCACAAAACAACCTCACCAGCGAGCTAAAACACGCATGGTGCTACGATTGCATATCTTTAGCTATTTAGCTCGTTATAGAGCGTTTTAGAGAGGATTTTAAAATGGACGGTAAACACGTTTTCGCCCTGGCCTTTGCCATCGCTGCTGCAATCGCTGTTAACGTCGCTTTGTTCGGCGGTTTGTTCCTTCTTATCAATCCATAACCTTCATACCAGCCTGTAAATCAAAAATTAGCCACCTGAGAGCGCCTCTGACGCAATAAGACACTGCAACCTGTGCAAACGGGTTACGCGGTGGGATTTTTGCGTTGTAGCACGTCTGAGGCGTTATATATAAAATTAAGAAAAGAGGTACATATGATTGCCACTTATCATGTGAAACTAAATTGTAAGGACACGCAATTACTATCTGTTAATAATCTTGTTTCTGAACTTGAAATCGATAGGCTTAAATCATTTGTTAAATACTCTGATCTTTACGGATTTGAGGAATACAAGGATTTTATTATTGATGGTGATGATGTGTATATCACACCTATAACGTTTATTAGATTCGTTACACCTGGTAAATATAGACATTATGAATATAATGAAAATTGGGTTAAGCCAGTTATTGAATCTTGTGGATTAGTTGATTTACAAGATGTGTTTAATAAATATTCAAATAATACCAGAAAAGATAGTCCTTATGCTTATAATTATGTTTTATGGTGTAACAACTATGTTGAAACTAGTGATACTCCCGGGCGATGCTCTGTGTATGTGTCAAAGGAAGATGCTGAAAAGTATAAAAAATGGTTGTTCGTTACTCGCGGAGTATCAATAGAAAAACTATGGGTAAGGTTGTTTCATTCAAGCGATATTGCAGATCCAGATACGTTTTTAAATGAACATCTTAATAATGATGAGTTTACCATTGATTTAAATATTGAATATTTTACAGTTAAAACAAATTATGGATATGAAAGATATATTAGCGATAAGATAGCGGAAAAGTATCATACATGGGGTCAAAATAAAGGTCTTAGTAATAATTTTGAATGCGGTAATTATAACGACATAGAAAACTTTATTGAATTAAAAAGCGACAAGAATGTAATTGAGGAAATAAAAAGGGAATGTGACGAGAAATTATCAGAAATGAGTTATAATTGTAAAAATATGATTAGGAAGCGTTATGAACATGCTGGATTAACTATGTACGAAAAACTAAAAGGAGTTAAATTAATAAGGCAATATCCTGTTAATGTTGCTGGCAACAAGTATTTTATTGATGGCTACGATCTTGTGAATAATATTGCTGTAGAAATTGATGAATCACATCACAAACGGCAAGCAAAAAGCGATGCGATAAGACAAAAACGCATTGAGGATTATTTGGGGTGCAAGTTTTTTCGTTGTGCTATATCCTGATGTATACAAAATGTAAACCTGAGGAATTAACATTATGTCGCAAAGAAAAATCAGCGATGAGCAATTGATCGCTGAATATAACAACGGTTTAACGTACAAGCAGATTGCTGAAAAATATGGCATGTCAAAACGCAATGTCGAGCGCCTGGGCGCAAAACTGGCGAAACGTGGTTTATTATCAACACGCCGCGCTCCTGGTTTTGGCGTCAATGGCGAGTCGTTGCTAGTCGATAAGAACGGCAATGTTATCATGCGCTGGATTAAAACAGCCCGTGACCGCGAAGAAATGGAACAGCTAATGGAAGCGGCCCGCGACGCTTTCACTGATGAAATACCACGCGCGGAGGCTGTGCCAGTGCCTGAAATTGATTTTCAAAAAAGCCTGGCACTTTATCCGGTGTTTGATCTGCATATCGGGGCGCTTGCTCATAAAGCTGAATGCGGTGAGAGCTACGATACTGGGATCGCTGAGCGCGTGTTGAATGACTTCTTTGACTACGCTGTTGGCGCTGCTCCGATGTCTGAAAAAGCTGTTTTACTTCTCGGCGGTGATGTGCTTCACACTGACGGCCTGTTACCAGTGACGCCATCAAGTAATCACGTTTTAGATTGTGATTCACGCTACGCAAAACTGGTTTATGTGGCGATCCGGTCGGTCCGGCGTGCGGTCGGGAAGATGTTACTAAATCATAAGGATGTCGAGATCCAGGTATTATCCGGTAATCACGACCAATCAGGTATGATCTGGCTACGTGCTGCGCTTGCGGCTTTTTACGAAGATGAGCCGCGCGTGACTGTTGACGTGTCACCTGCCATTGTCCACCACACACAGTATGGCAAAACATTCCTTGCTTACCACCACGGGCACACTATCAAAAAGCCGGAAAATTTATTGTCTGCTTGCGTAGCTGACTGGCGGGAGGATTTCGGAAGGTCTGTGGCTGTTTACGCTCACACTGGACATCTGCACCATCAATCAGTTGTTGAAACATCACTTGGAATAGTTGAGCACCACGGCACATTAGCTGGCAAAGACGCATATTCAACTAATGGCGGCTGGCGGTCGCGGCGTCTGGCAGCGGTGATTATTTACAGCCCGGATCATGGGGAAATTGGGCGCTTTGTTTATTACCCTGAATATTCCATTTTGTAAACCGGAGGCAATAACATAATGGTAACTGAGCAAATAAACTCACTACGGCAGGAACGTGAAGCGTCAGTTATCGGCGGGCTACTGTTAGGTGGCCTTACTCCTAACGCGCAAGATGTTCTCGCCACACTTGATCCTGAAGTGTTCACGATCCCGCTTTATAAACGTGCGTTTGAAGTTATCCGGGCGCAAGCCAGAAACAGAAATCTTATCGACGCGTTATTGGTTGGCGATGAGATTGGCAATGAAAACTTTGTACCGCTAATGCAAACGGCACGATCGTGCCCTTCTGCTGCCAACCTGAAAGGATATGCGCAACTACTACAGGAAGAACACCAGCGTCGGCAAATGCTGGAACTAATGGAAGACATTCGCTACAAGCTGGAAACAGGGACGCTTGAAGTCGTCAGGGAGACGATGAAAGATTTTGATTCCCGGTATTCAAAATTAAAGGTAACAAAAGATCAAATTATCCCGGTGCTGTTGCGCGATGCGGTCCAGGAATACACGGAAGTGTTAAGTAAACGCATGGAGTGTGGCGTGAACTCTGACAACATCAAAACAGGGATTGACCCACTCGACGAAATGTTAGGCGGCATTAACGCTACTGATCTGGTGCTTATCGCCGGACGCCCAGGGTCTGGTAAATCGGCGTTGGCGTTGGCAATTGCCCGCGCGGCGGCTGAACGCCCATACCCTGGAGGCGAAGGTCAGCGGGTCGGCGTTTTGCTGTTCACGCTTGAAATGTCGCTCGATCAGATGACTGAACGCGCTATCGCTGGCGCAGGGAATTTGTCAACGGATTGCTTACGTAATCCGGTAAAACTGGATGACGAAGGATGGGCGCACGTTGCCCAGGGAATGAGCGCACTTGCTGATCTCGATGTGTGGATTGTTGATGCATCACAGTTAACTGTCGAGGAAATACGCGCCACAACTGAACGAATGAAGCAGGATTATCCCAACCTGGGTATGGTAATGATTGACTACATCGGGTTAATGAAGCTGGCTAAGGCAGAACGTCACGATCTCGCTGTAGGGCAATTGTCGTGGTCATTGAAAATGATGGCGAAAGAATTGCGCGTACCAGTGGCGGCGCTGGCGCAATTATCCCGCCGCGTCGAGGAACGACCGAACAAGCGACCGAACAATTCTGATCTGCGCGATTCCGGCAATCTTGAACAGGACGCAGACCGGATCATCATGGTATACCGCGACGGCTACTACAACGAACAATCTGTTGCACGCGAATACATGGAGATTATCGTTTCAAAAAACCGTCACGGAAAAACCGGGACTGTTTACCAGCGTTTTGACGACAACGGCAACATATTACCGTGTGACCAGGCCCGCGCGGCGTCAGCTTGCATCCAGTCAATGCAACAACGTCCGGCGGTAAGCCGATTCTCGCCACGAAACAACCAGAATAAAGCATCTTTTTAATTAACTTGAGCAAACGGCTTACCGGAAAGTTTACCGCTTTCTGGTGGCTGTTTTCGCGCTTAAATTGAGGCTAAAAACAATGAGCATTGAACTTGAAACAAAAATTATCAACATCCTTGAACTGGATGGCATCGACACAATGCAGCAGTTACGCCAGAAAACAGGATTATCAGCGGAATATGACGAAGCAGGATGCTTGCCTGAGACAATTAAACACTTAATCGACACTGGCATTGTCGAGCGTGTATATACATATTTCGGACCACGCCGCCGCTTGCTTGGTTATCGGATTAAATATTTGTATGCACAACGTCGCGATCGTGTGGCGGCGTTATTTAGTGACTACAGCGTCAAAAAGCGTATGCGTGACATTAGCGCTGAAACAGGTATCCCGTGGAATTATCTTTCGCGCACCCTGCGTTTAATGGTGCTTGATGAGACACTTTGCATTGATACAAATAAACATGGCCTTAATTTTTATTCACTGTTTAAACCTGGGCGCTTCGGTCACGCTAATGATCTTGCATTTGATTTTGACAGCCGCCTGAATGAATACCGGAAAAATAACGGCCTGCTGCCGGATAAACCAGTATTTGAGATCGAAAAACTTAATGGTGAAACTGGATTGGAATTATGAGACGTGTAATCTTTTATTCAGTTGAAACATTCATTGATGAATCACATTTCCGTTTCCCATGCAATTCTTGCGGCGCGATGGTTTATACACCGCCACTAATGCGGAAATATAAACACGTAAAATTTAACCGGTTTTTTGTACCAATGCGTGATGCACTGCGCGCGCTGCGCGGTGAATTACGAAACACAATGCGTATTGTGTGAGGTGGCGTTATGGATAAGGAATTAGATTTAACAGTTGAAGACCTGAGCACGATTGCGGAATACATGCGCGACGATGATCCTGATCGTCCTGTCGTCGTTGATATGAAAAAACTAAAAAACGACCATATGGCTAGTTCAAGGCTCATTTCTTTATGGGCGATCATGTATGCGCGGGCGCAATGGAAAAATAGCAACGGTGTATTATGAGGCAAATTAGATTTGAGATAGTCAACGACGCCGTGAAAGAAAATGCTATCAGGCAGATAAGGGAAATACAGCCTGATAGCAAAAGCCCGCTGATAATCACCATCCAGGAGAAAACCCGCTCGCTAAGCCAAAATAGCCTTCTATGGGCGTTGCTAACCGACATTAGTGATCAGGTTAATTGGTACGGTAAGAGGCTGTCGCCGGAAGACTGGAAGGCGGTATTCACTGCCGGGCTTAAGAAATATGGCGTTGTCCCTAACCTGGACAAATCAGGCTTTGTTGTGCTGGGAACATCAACCAGCCGGATGAGTAAAGCGGAATTTAGCGAATTAATCGAACTGATCTACTCGTTCGGTGCTGAACATAATGTTCAATGGTCAGGTGATACGAAATTAAACGAGGAATTTATAAAACGCTGGGGGCAATAATGGCTAGTTATTACATGGCTAAACCTACAGGCATTTTGTATAAGGTTGATGGCGAATACGTTTATTACTTTCACAACCAGGCGCGTGAGTGGCGATTGTGTCACGCGCACTTTAAGCACGAAATAGAAAATCATCCTGAATATTTTATTAAGGTTGACAATGTAACAGTGGCGTAATTGAGGATAAACAAAATGAGTGAATCAAGAGTAATTGGCATAATTCGTCATCGCACTAACCCTGATGTTTACCCATCGTTTGAGGTAACAACATGCCGCACGGAATACAATTTTGGATCATGCTATTTAGTTGGCGTCCGCGCTGATACTCGCGGCACTTATTCAGTTATGGCGGCAAGCTGGAAATTTGATAAATACGCTAATTTATCTAACAAGGATGATGACGGCATGAATAAAGAAAGTGAAATTATTGATGGATTAATCGAAGATGAACGCCGTGACTGCGAAACACAACAAGAAAAAACGGAATGGGTCGTAGGTGATAAGCCTCCTGTTAATGTGTGGCTTGATTGCGTAGGTTTGACAAGTGGAACTATTCTTGATGTCGTCAGGTTTAAATATGTTGGTGATAAATGGGCTATATGTGAAAGCAAGGAAGATTTTTGTGGCGAGAGGCCGCTATCATGGACAACATGCTCTTTCAAGCTGCATATAGATCCGAAAGAAAAGGCACTTGCTGAAATCGCGCTTGCACTTGCTGTCAATGTTATGGGTGAAGACGCGGCAAAAGAGATTGACTTTAACCACGACAATGATTTTTCGTGCGATTATCGCAATATGGCGCAAGCTATTATTGATGGATGTATCGGACACGTTGAATACACGGGGGATAAATAATGGATAAAACCGGGACAATCCTTCTTAGTCGCCCTGCCATCTGCCGGATGCTTGGGGGAATTAGCAGGGGAACGTTTTACTTATGGCGTAAAAAATGGGAACGGAACGGAACTCCGTTCCCCGACCCGGTTGACGTACTTGGGACCGGGCGTGGCGTTATGTACCGCTATCAGGACGTAATGCAGTTCTTTGATCGGATTGGTTTAACGTCAGCCAAAGATAACACATAA